CCCGCAAGTGTCGTGATGCTTTGCATGTAGTAAGTCTTGGGGTTATCGCGGAAGATGAAAAACATTTCCGAGATTTTCTTGCTCTGGCTAGAAAGAGCAAGGCGAAGCTTGTAAGCCAAGAGGACGGAAACTTTTGGATTGTCCCTAGCAACATAGAAAATCTGGTCAAATGGTGGAAGGATGCGAGGCGCAAAGGGTCGGCAAAAATTGGCGGCGAACGGGGCGGCGCGGCAAAGAAAGCCGCTGTCGAAGAACGTGCAAAGGCATTTACCAAAGCCGAATGGGTTGATGGCTCAATCAAGAACGCGCAGCTTGTCGAGAAATACGATATGAGCATCAACACGCTTCGGCGCATTGCAAGCGATAGAGGCTGGGGGCATGACCGCCAACGCGCTATCTGGCGTGCGGAAGCGGCAACAAAAAAGAAGCCCCTTACTAAGCAAGAAAGCCAAGACCTCCATAGTCATATATGGGGTAAGAAAAAATGAAATTCTCACGCGCATGGGCGATGCCTAATCACGAAACATTCTCGATTGCCCCAATCGGCGACTTTGTGCGCCGCTATCTTTCTGCGTCAAAGGTAAGTATCGACCCGTTTGCTAGAAACAAGCGTCTGGCAACCTACACGAATGATCTTGACCCTACCACACAAGCCGATAGCCATATGGACGCTGAAGAGTTCTGCAAACAGCTCGGCAAACCTATTGATCTCGTTCTGTTCGATCCACCTTATTCCCCTCGCCAGATTTCGGAATGTTATAAGAATATCGGCATGGAAGTCGGCATGAAGGAAACGCAGAGCGCATTGCTCTACAAGCGCGTCAGGGATGCTTTCGATCCGATTGTTGAAGTCGGCGGCATCGTCCTTTCATTCGGCTGGAACACAGTTGGCATGGGAAAAGGGCGCGGGTATGAGATAGAGGAAATACTGCTTGTCTGCCACGGTGGGGCGCATAACGATACGATCTGCTTGGCAGAACGGAAGCTGGAACCTGAAAGGAAATTGATATGACAACACAAACGACCCTATTCGACATCATCAAGCTCGGCATTCTCGATCAAGATGTGCAGACTGTTGCGGATGCACTTACGGCAGTAAATTATCTTCAGGATGCTTTCCAGAAAATAGATGCCCTCTGCTCTCTTAATTCTGAGGACTACCGAGAAGGTTTCTCAGATATTGGAAATCTTGCAGGAGGCATTCTCAATGGAATATAAAACAACAGTTATTCTGGCCGCACTACTGCTTCTGTCCGGTTGCAAAGTCTGCGACCATGAAACCAATCAAGACAAGCGACATGCTTATTTTGAGGAGTGCATTAAAATTTCCGGCGCACAACCGGAACACAATCATGAAGATAATAACGGCGATCTCGTGAAGGCTTGCGATGATGCCGCCTATTATCAAGCACAGGAGAAAGTCTGCAATGAGTGAATCTAAAACCACGAAATCTAACGATCAAAAACTATACGATGACGGGTTCAATGATGCTCTGGAACTAGCAGCAAAAATTGCGCGCAAATTTCCTAAAGCAAACCGCCAAGACTTATTTGAGGATGTCGAGAAATCAATCTTAGCTTTGAAGGTGATGCAATGACACAAACCACACCCGATCCTACAATCGTTGATTGGCTTCTCTTAAAGGAGGCGGTCGATTACGCTGAGGAAGAAAATGAGGACGGCTTGCCGCAGAAGTACGCTCCGGCCTATGAGCGACTTTATAACCAAGCTTGCAAGAATGCTATTGCTCCCGCAAATTTCTGTGCCGAGCTTTTCGAGTGGATGAAAATCGCCAAACTTGAGACGAACGGCGTCTTGCTAAATTTCATCGACGCCATGAAGGGAAGAAAGCCATGACAACAATAACGACAGAATTACCAAAGGAAGTTTGGATTATCGAAAAGAAGAACGGTAAATTTGATACGGTGTTTGCCGATCCATCAGATTTCCAAAAGTTTTCTAAAGACTGGGTTCAGATCACAAAATATATGAGGGAAAAGACATGACAATGGAAACGACTTTTAGCGAACAGATGGCAAAAATCTGGGATGAACCAGCGACGCCTCATCAATCATTGCTTGCGCCCGCTGACAACAAATTCCACAAAGGCAATGGAGATGACGGAAAACATTATTGGCTTACGCCGCCTGAACTTATGGCTCAGATGCAGGGCGAGTTTAATTTCGACTTTGATCCTTGCCCGTATCCGAAGCCCGAATACTTCGACGGGCTAACCTGCGAATGGGGGAAGTCGAGTTACGTCAATCCGCCGTTCGGATACATCATGCACGAAGGCAAGAAAAAGGGGCCGACCGCATGGGTTCGCAAAGCGATCAAAGAACAGGAAAAAGGCAAAGATGTCGTGATAGTTTTTCCGGTTGATAAATGGTTGCTCATGCTCGTTAAGGCTGGTGCAGAAATTCGCAATCTTGGCGATGTGAAGTGGTTAGCAACCGAGGACGGATCCGCTGGCAAAGGAACTGCCCGACATATCGCGCAATTTATCTTGAGGGGGAAAGTAGCATGACACAAACCACTATCACTATCACCGTGCAAATGCCTGGTTCCGTGTCTTCATTCACGCGGGAAACTATCAGAAGCCAGCGATGGGTCTGCACCTCTATGGAGTTCTCATCGAAGCCCGGGATGGGTATGGAATCGAAGGCGACTCTTCGTGGATTTCCGCCGCTACCTAAGAAGAACAAACTCAAAAACCCTCGGGTGCACAAATGACAAAAGCGGAGATCACGATTTTTAAATATTCAAATCGCATTGACCTTGAATGTGAGGGGATCTCCTACAGATTCCTCGGAGCGGGCAAATGGAAATGGCGAGCCAAGGGCGTAACCGACTGGTTTGCGCTACATAATGCCAACGTCCCGGAACATATTCTGAGGGCAGTTTGCGGGGAGGCTACGATATGACCCAAACCACGAATTGGTGGGAAGGAACTGTAGTTCCGACCGGACGATACCGCCTTCGTCGTTCCTCGTGGGGAGCAATATATTTGCAGCACCTCGTACGCCAGACTAGCGGCGGTCGTGGGCGTTGGATAACTACTCAAACTTTAGGCGCGGGAGCATCCGATGACGAATAATTCACAAACCACGAAACCAGATGCTGAATTTTTTATTGAGCAAGACGGGATGATTGTGGCTGAAGGATGCGGACCCATTGATATGGTTGTAGCGGAAGCCTTTCGTTACATGCGCCAATACATGGAAGATGGGGCTTTGGAATTAAAAATAAAGGTGAATGTATGACCGAACCACAAATGATCTCATTGTCTGAGGTATTCGCGTGTTTGCGGAATGTCTCTTCGGCTGATTATCACTGCGGAACTTCAGCATGGCATGAGAGGTGGTCAGTTAAGGATGTTATTTTGGATTGGATCACAATCAGGAATTTTGTTCGCCACGAAGATGCTGTTGAGATGGCTGATAGCATAATCAGACAAATAGAGAAAATGGAGGCACTATGACTAATCCACAAACGGCGAATAATTCCACCGTATCTCGGACGCTGGCGGCGGATACCAGCGATGGACACCGAGCCGAGAACTCAACTGTTAAGCAGCAGGAAGCTACGCCAAGGGTGGAATCTAAAACGACAGAAATTCCTGATTTTCTTTTGTCTCTAAAGGCTGTTCGCGCTGGCAGTAAAACGTCTATCTTGAAAAAGCGTCTCGGCGGCAATTGGAGCTACTGTGGGAATAGGATGTGGAAATGCGAAGATGGCCGAACAGTCATGTACACAGCTAGACCGCTAGATCAATTTGATAACCCATGCGGTGAATCTCAATGTTGGCTTTATCAACCAAATGGCCCGACTAAACCATTTTCATTCTTCGGAGGATTTGAATGACAGTAACGACCAAGCGCACCTTAAAAATCCATTATCGGCGCGACAAAGACGCGATAGCTTTTATCCGCTTCTGGCGTGCAGTAAATCATCATTGGTTCTGGGAGAAGCCTGATGCAATCCACAACTAAAACAATGACTATGCCGCCTTATGCCACGAAAGTTCACGTTCCTGAGTTTATCATCTCGCTTGTAAAAGCAGAGATTGAAAAACTGAGCGCGAACCTCAAGCGTGACAATGAATTACGCAGCCAGCTAATTCAATCACTCGGCAACATGGAGGCGATGGGCAATGAAAACTGAAATATCGAAAGATAAATTGCTGTTATTTCTCTATTCTCTAAAAAAGAATTTGAAAGACGGCAATGCTCCTCTTGCCTACCATCGGGTATGTTCATCCATTGGGAAGATCGAGGAAAAGGAAGATATTTGCGTCATCAATGTTAAGCCGGATGTCTTGGAGATGCTAAATGGATAAAACCCAAACGACCCAGACAATGCGCGACCCGAAGCGATGGGCGGTTTTCACATGGTTCGCTGATAACGGACTGCCGCCGCCAGTAGAGAGCGAAATCACTGATTTGTTGGAAAGTATCGAGATGGCAAGCGATAGCGCCAAAGAATTAGACGCAGCTTGGGCCAAGGGTTATCAGGAGGCATTAAATGACAGAATCTAAAACCACGAAAAAGAAACCAAAAGCAAAAAATCGCAAGATCAAGAAAATGAGCAAAGAAAGATTGGCCTCTCTTTACCGGCAGGTGATGCAATGACACAAACCACGAACCCGTTAGCTTATATCGGACATCAGTCTGGTATGCTCTCGATGCTTGCGGGTATTCCTATTATATCGAGCGACCGCATTATGCAAAAGATTGAGAACTTCAAAAAGAGCCGTAATCGGTCACGCCGCGTCCACAAGAAGCTTATGAAGGCTTGGGGCTTTCAAAGCAAGCAGGTGCCGGGAATGATCCAGATGGGCGATAAGATATATTGTCACCCAGAAATTATTGAGCAGATGAAAGGTGCGACATGCCTGAACCAGTAACAACCTACACCTGCCCCTGATACGCTGCCGCCACGCGCCTCACCAGCGCCTTACTCTCGTTGCTCATACGATAACCGACTCCCCATTGTGTCTCGATCCTGATGCCGTGTTTCTTCAATTTATTCCGTATTCTGCTGACCAGAACATCGACGATCTTAGGAGACGACCCCGCATTAATGCGGCCATCCTGTGAACATGCGTGATATATTCTTTCTCTCGTCGGATAATCGTGTCGCATAATATAATCGAGCGCCAAGTCTTCCTGTTTTGTTAGTCCAAACGCATTAATAAAAGTCGCATCAAATTGTTTCGGTTCAGCGATAACTAATTTCATCTCGAATAATTGCTGTTCGAGCGCCTCACATCGGCGCTGGTACATTTCCGCCCGCTGTTGCCACGTCAGTATTGATTGGGTTATGGCTGCCGACATGGGGCCATTTACTGGAATTTCAACGCCGCAAATATCAGCGCGGCGATAAACGCAGCCACGGCACCGAATATCGCGCCGATGAGAATGCCGGATTCCTGCCCCTTGTCGTAACCGTCCTCACACCCGATCGCGTAACCGGTGCGGTGTCCGTCCTCGGTCGCTTCGGCAATCGTGTACGGTTTTGAGATCGATGCCGGGGGAGTCTTTGGTGCGGGCACATCGTTACCGCGCAACGGTTTTGTGCGAGACTTAACGTGCTTCTTCTTGGCGGCCATGTGATACTCCATGTTTCTGTTTGTATTCCAACTCACTTGCCCGAACGCGCGCCTGGGTGGCGACCATTTCGGCAAATCCTGGTATCTTCTGTGCGGCCCAGACTAGATCAATTCTCGGACGGCAATCGCAGATATTCATAGGGTGTCTCCTTGGGTTGGTTAATAATCGGTATATGATTCGCGGGCGTTTGTCGAGGGGAAATCATCGAGTCAGCGTTTCCGTGGCGATGATGCCGCCGGGGTACGGTCTCGCAACTGTAAGTCCTGAAAACAATCAACGGCATTCTCCTTCATCCATGCCGCCACACGGATCGCCATATACCCAACATCTTCAGGGATATTTATCTCTCCGCGTTGTGCGCCGGATTTTATATCATACAATTTTACTTTCATTTCTTGCTCCTGCTGGGACGTTTGATGGGGGTGGTGAGGGTTGGTTTCGAGAGACGAGACATCTTCACACAGAATTCGATATCTTGCGCCGTACCGCACTCTCCGATGCTCTTAACTTGGAAGCCGCGACCTATCAGTTCTTTCAACCTATCAATAGCATTTTTCTCAAGATCGTCGCTGATATCTATCTTCACAACTGGCTTTTCTTCTGGGAATATAACATCGACAGAACCATCATTGCGGAACTGATATATTATCTCTCCTGATTTTGTATTAGCAAACGCGGTACATTGGAGACGGCATAGTTCCCCCATACCAAAAGACCGGACATTCTGACCTTCCAAACATGTCGCAAAAAAATTAGTCGTTGATGTCACGATTGGCTTATCACCGCGCATTTCTGATTCATAATTCCAGTATTTGAAGTCGTGCCTTGTATCTATATCCAAGTCTGTTAGCTCCAAAGAAATAGGTTTATCGAGATAAACAAATTGGAGTCTAGAGCCATCAATTAGGGGCTGTTTCATTACTTTTCTCCTTCAGTTTTAGATGCCGCCGGGGGTCATCCCCATCGGTCAGTTATCCTCCGGTACGCTCCATGCCGCCATCGTCGAACCGCATCCCTCCGTTAATCTCAAAACTATTGCACATGCCAACAGAACGGTCTGTGACACATCCAACCGCCTTAGTTCGTCGTGCCGGGCGTTTAACGCGCGGAGTCGGCATTGGGCATCCGTCAGCATAATATATCTCCCTCAGTTTGTTGGTGTTTCCGGTGCCGAGCAGCGACCAGAGCAGCGCATCCCTGTCACGCATCGGCCACCTCGTCGAGCAACAGGCTCTCATGCGTCAGAAAATACCGGAGACTCGCGCGCCACGACTCGTTCCGCGCAATTTCCCATACCCCGCCGTTCCAGAGCCAAAATTGATAGCCGGGGGAGGGGTGCGATATAATGGCGTGCATGTAAACCGAGCCGCTCGGGTGTTCCAGCGTGTTTGGTGACAGGCGTCTAAACGGCCTGTACGCCTCCAGCACGCTGCCCGGCGATCTCAGCACCCATCCGGGCGGAGTCAGGCGTTGCGCGATCTGGCGGGGCACGGGCTGCGTTGTGGGCTGGCCGAGGTATATGTGGCGGAATGTTAGTCCGCCGTGGCCGGGGGCGTGACTCTCATAATGGCCGCCGATGGATGACGGGGCGGGGATGATACTCATGATTTCACCTCATTTTTCGGTTGTTCCCACAAAATCTCAGGTTTTTCCGTCTCGCGCGGCTGTCCCCTGTCTTGATGCGACAATCGCCGCATGTCCTGCGCGGTCAATGTCGCCGCCCTATAATTACCCTGTCGCGCGTCGATCATCGGCCTATCCCCCCTTGTGGTGTTTTTTATGAGTGATGCCGGGAGGGGGTAACAAAACCCCCGCCGGAATTGTTGCCGCTATCCGGTTAATCTGTTGCCCGACATACCGACTCGCTGGATGCCGTAACGGGATAAATGCCGGGATGTAAACGGATTGGTGCACCGTTCGCACGGGTTGCGGCGGCGGCCTTGTGTAGTGCCCCGCCGTGAACCCGGCGACAAGGCAAGCGGTTAATAGCGCGGCGCGGATCATAGCAACCCCCGCGCGATAGTTGCTTCCACAACATCCGAGTCCGTTATCACCTGACCGCAAAATTCATGCGTTGCAACGTAACGGGTTTTTACCAATTCCCCCGAGCCGTTATAGGTTTTATGAATATCTGTAACGGTGCAAATATCCCCTCGCTTGCCGCCTGTCTTGAATTTTTGGCCGGGCAGATAGCGCGGCGTTGTGCCTGATACGTTGCTCATTTTATATACTCCCTTTTGTATGAGGGGGCATTATTGCCCGACTCGGTTTATTTTTATCAATGCCGGGGGGATTATCCCCTAGCTTTGGCAATAGCGGCTCGTGCCAATGCCTTTAATTCTTCATTGTGCCCGGCATTGTCACCGCATTCTAAAAACTCGGTTACAATGTGAAACAATTCAGGACTCGCCGCCATTAATCGGGCATTAGCTATGCTTTCTTGTGATACAGTAATTCCACAATCAGCAATGGTTTTACCGCCCCATTTATTTTCTGTTATCATGTATTTATTAGGAAAATTTTCTATAAATACATCCCTTACGATCCAAGATGCTGGCGTATGTTTTGACATGACTCGACTCCTGTTTATTTACATAATTCGCCCGTGAACCGCACGGGCACGGTCTTACATTAAATAACCGATTCAGATTCCTTTACCGTTTCTGAATCCAATGCCGCCGGGGGGGTAGGTGTCACCTTGATCCATTCAGGCAATACGGCGGCCAATTCATAGCTACGCATTGGCATAATCACCCCTACAGCCTCAAACAATTCCGTTTTTGCCGTCACAAGTGAAGGCGCGCCGGGATCATTATTCAAAAACACGTTTACCTTATCCCCGAATGCCTGAAAAGTGGCAAGATATGCGGAATTGAATTCCGCGCCCGTGTTTTGATTCCGATCCTTATGGTTGGCGGTATTAAAATTTTCCGCCGATGGAATCACGCGCCGCCATTCTGGAAACGTGCCGTCGATAGGTTTAAACGGAAACGCGCCTTTTGAATCGCGATTCTTATCGCGGTCTAACGTGTAAACCGTGGCGACTCCCGTTTCCGTATTGAATTCAGAGAATAATTCTTCGCGTTTCCCGGCCTTGATAGACAAGACCTGTTTAATCGTCGCACTAGGGATTATGAATCCCGCCCCTTGCGACTCCATTAGGGCAGGTTTAATCGCTGCAAGCCTATGCCCGTCAGTGGCGACTAACAGGCCGGACTCGGCGTAAACGCCGTTCAGGTAATAGCGCGTTTCCTCTTTTGAAACGAATGGGAAAACGGCTTTAAGGCATTCGACTCGTGTGTTGATGATAGACATTTTAGACTCTCCATTTGTTTGTGGACTCTTCAGTTAGGGAACATACCCTAAGACGCCTTTCGGCGTTTCGTCCTTTATGCGTACCAAGACCTATACATAGGGCACCCTTCCCATAGACTCGCCTGTTGGCAGTCATTAATCTTGATATAATTGCCAACACACGCGCGCCTTTCTATTACCTTAGAATCCCCGAACGAGTCCTTAACAGGGATTACCATATCTGACATGCTGGAACCCTCGCAACCTACGCTTTTTCCGCCTATCTCTTTCAATAAAACCGTGAATTGACCCTTGAGTCCTATCACCTGATAGAATTCAACATTGGTTTGCTCATAACCCCATGAACTAACCAATATATCGCCTTCTTTTAGTGTATGGGGAGTCGCGCGTTTTGCCTTTGCCGCCGCTTTGTTTGCTTCCCTGTAATTCATACACGATCGACTCGACTCCATGAATTTTGAGTCACCTTCCGCGCGTTTTTCTTCCGAGTCATACCTGTAATGTTCACGGGGTTTTTTAGACTTCCCGAAAAACCGAATAGAACAAGGCTTACCATATTTTACGCCGAGTCCGTGATATATGGCGACTCCTAGCGACTCGTCGTCAATTGCAAGCGTATATCCGGGAGGGATAAAAAACGCTCTATCAGGGTTATATTGTGACCTACGCGCAGTTATTTTTTCTAGGGGAGTCTGTGTGTGCAACATGGTATTTTCCTTTTGTTTGAGGGTTAAACGTTAGTGTAGCTAGGATTCAGCTGGACTCTCACTTTGTCGAATCCGTTAGGTTTACGCCCGATAGCACGAGTCGAAAAACTAAATTCGGTTTCGGGGTGATCCTGCCTAACCTGATTAAAACAGGCTTGCACAACATGAATCCCTTCCTGTAGGTTTTTTACATGCCGGACTTGATGCAGCAATGCAGGGCTATTCCATGCTTGGCTTATCATGGTTATCGACTCGCCGTTCGATTCCACCTTGTAGGATGATACGGGCGCGGCGATTATTTTTAATTCATACATTTTAGACTCCTTTTGTATGAGGGATTAAAATTGCGCGACGATAGCAGACTCGCGACTCGTCAACATGCCCTTCTTTATGGCAAGCGCGCGAATCTCTTTTCCGGTTATCACGCGCGACAATTGACGCTCTAGGCTTGTGTGGCATGTTGCAAGATTAGCCTGATAGCCCATGAATAGAGTTGTGATTGTTTGTGGTTGTTTTTTCATTTTAGACTCCTATTGGTTTGTTAGGATTGGCGGTAAAGGCAAGCTATCGTAAATCCAATATCGCAACGCTGTATTCCTTTTTCGTTTTCCTCGATTGTAACAACATTATTTTCGGGGTAAGAAATACGGCATCTTGTAGCAGGCCACGCATATTGGATAGCTGCAACGGCCTGACCTAGTGTCATGTCCTTAGTAATTGTTGCTTGTGCTGTTTTCATTTTAGACTCCGTTTGTTTGCGGGTTGTTTTGTTCTCTTGATGACAATTTGCGCCTTATCAATTGCTTTGTCAATGGACAATTTTGTCTAAGCGCAAAGATAGCAATAAACGCTATTTTATAATGTCAAGTTTATTGTTTTATTGCTTATGGGGGTATTTTGTGCCTATTATAAGGGCATATTTAACAAACAACAAAGGATATTCCAACATGAAAACTTGCACAACCTGCCTAATAGAGAAGGAAGAATCCGCCTTTTCTAAACGTAAGGCATCAAAAGATGGATTAACGGCATCCTGCACGCATTGTGTAAGGAATTCGCCGTCTTTTATTGCTGCACATTCGCCACAAGCAAGGGCAGACGGGCGGCGCAGGAGAGGAGAAACAAACAAGGAATATATCCCTAAGGCGATTCAATCTATCCTATCAGTCGAACACAAGGCGCAACGGATTATTGACCAAGCCGCAAGGAAGGAAGCCAAGCGACTCTATCGCCTAGACCATCCGGCAAAACCTGCACAAGGTACAAAGGCCTGGTATGCAACGCTAACGGAAGAAGAAGCAAAATATTTTAGACAGAAAGAAGCCGCGCGGTACAGGGATAGATATAGGCGCAACACATTCAAAGAAAAATCAAGGCGATATTTTGTGGATAATGAAAAACACCTAAGCACGAATCAACTAGCTGCAAAACGTGCAAGCGATGGAAGTGTTACAAAGCAATGGCTCCAGAATCTTTTTGATTCATCGCAAGACTGCCCTTATTGTCGCAAGCCTCTTACACCTGCAAACAAGTCAATGGATCACGTTAAGCCGCTTGTTTCTGGCGGATTACATACGCAAGATAACATTGTTATATGTTGCCTTGATTGTAATAGACTCAAGCATTCAAGCGACGATCCTAAATGGCAACGACTCGCCGATAACTGTCGGGGCATATAATTTCATTCATAACTATCAAGGCGAGTCAACAAGATTGACTCGCCTTTTTCTTGTCTTGTTCATTTAACATAATACTTAAGTGGTTGAATATACTATATGTTATTTCATTTAACATAATACATAACATATTGATAATGATATATAATATACAATAATGTAATATATTATATATCAATGAGTTGAGTAATGGTATCGGGATACCACACAAGGAATGTCTATATATATCAAAGACTTAGGGTCCTCCCAGAGGTCTGCAACGTACACGGGCATTTCGGGCGCGCGTAAAATCTGACTGAAACTAATTTTGAAACCATCCCCGACCTCACGTGTTTGTTCTGCCGCCGTTTATCCTGTGCAGGTTGAGGCGTGGCTCGTTTAAACGGGGTGGGCGTCACTGGGGTGCGGTTTATAGTTCGGCGCACTGGTGGATGGGATATGCGGCTTCCCGAAAAACCCCTTACTTTCCCGCCGATCACAGCATGAATACAGGTGTGGGAACGAAATTATATATACCGTTCAATGTATTACACGCCATGTTCCCCGACTGGGGAACCACTGGGGAACGGACTGGGGAACCGATTTTTCTTATATATCAAAGGCTTAGTGTTCCGTTCCCCTTATATATATCTTTGACTACATATAATTATATATATAGGACTATTGGTATAATGGGTAACCATATGCCTTCGTCTATGGTATTCTATATGTTTCTGGGGAAAAGCGGGGAACACGGGGAACGTTGAAAAATAAGGGAAATTTGGCATATTTTTGCAGATCGGTTCCCCGCCCTCTGTGGAACTATGTTTCACACACTAAATTATTACCGTATTTTGGTTAATTTCGTTGCATACACGGAACATCTTCACGCCCCCTTTACAACACACCCGAATCTGTTTATCCAACATGCGGGGGCAACGGCTGCATCCGTTGCATGTTGCCAAGACATGCGCGCCCCCAACCCTACATCTTGGCACCCGTCCTACTTGGCTGGAACTCATGAACGAACAAGTCAAAGAAATTGCGTCCAAGTTATCCCTTCTCGATGAGGTGGATTACGCGATGGTGCGAACCAATGAGGCCAAAAGCCTAGGCATACCTGTTAGTTTGCTTGATAAACTTGTTAAAGGAGGCCGTCCTCAGCCACAAAGGGTCACGGCAGATTTAAGGGATCGCGGCGGTCATTTTGACCTGCTCGGCCACAATAACGGGCATTATTTCTATTTTGCCCGCAACAAGGGGCAGGTCGTAAGTTTCCCGTCTAGCGGTCACACCCGTATGTCGATCTTGGAGTTGGCACCGGAGTTTTATTGGTTTTCCCAATACTACGACCCGACAACGAAAGATGTCAGCATTGTCTCGATCGCCAGCGACCTGATCTCAATAAATCATGACATTGGAATTTTTGATCCAAACAACACGCGTGGTCGCGGAGCATGGTGGAATTCCGAAACTGAGAGCGTGATTTTCCACATGGGCGATAAGGTTTTTTCCGATGGCAGGTATTTCAAGCCGGGCATCGTGGGAGGATGCCTGTATGAAAACAATCTGTCACTAACCGGAAAGATCGACGACCCGCTTGAAGTCTCCGAGGCATCGACGTTTTATAAAATATGCTCAAAACTTCAATGGCGCGATCCTGCTATGGCGGCCTACATCGCTGGATATTGCGTCGTGGCCCACATCGGCGGCGCGCTGGAATGGCGCCCACACGTTTGGATGAACGGCGGCGCGGGCACGGGAAAAAGCTGGGTGATCTCGAAAATCATGCGCCCGATATTCGGTAAAAACTGCCTGTTCGTTTCCGGCAACACCAGCGAGGCGTTCATCCGGCAGGCTCTTGGCAACGACTCCATCCCCGTTCTGTTCGACGAGGCCGAGGGAAACACCGAAATCGCCGTGAAGAGAATCCAGAATGTCCTAGAACTTGCCCGCCAAGCATCAAGCCAAACGGGCGCGATTCAGGGCAAAGGCACCGTCAGCGGTCGCCCGATGTCGTTTAACGTGCGGTCGTGTTTCGGCATGGCGTCGATAAACTCGACAATTGTGCAGTCGGCGGATTCCAGCCGCATCACGACGGTCGAGCTCGTCCCCGACAGAACGGGGCAATTTTCCGAACTCGAAGAGATTGTCTGCGACACGATCGATGAGTCTTACTGCTCGGCGTTCATGTCGCGCGCGATTTCTATGGTTCCTGTTATCAGGCAGAGCGCGAAGATACTGTCGCGCGCCGTCGCCGCGCGCTACGGCTCACAGCGCACCGGCGATCAGTTGGGCGCGCTCCTGTCCGGAACATGGAGTCTGATGAGTGACGAGGTAATAACTCCGGCGCAGGCCGATGATCTGGTCGGTAAAAATTTCTTGGAGGAGAAGAAACAGGATGACGCCGATAATGACGACGCCGCGAAATGTTACACACACCTGATGCAGAGTCTCATCGATGTGCGATTGGAAAAGGGGCATGAGAGTATGTCTGTCGGGGAATTGATCGATGTGGCGTTGGCTAGGAAAGGTCAGGCGTATTTGGCTGACACGCAGGCCGAGGATATTCTCCTCAGATACGGCATGAAGGTCGAGCCGCTCGGACTGAATATCAGCAATTCTCACCCCGAACTTAAAAAGATATACGCCGGGACACCTTACGCGGTTGCATGGAATTCCGTGATGCGCCGGATAGATGGAGCGAGGCCCACAGAAAAAACTTCATTTGGTTCCCGTGAACTGAAATCACGCGGTGTTTTTATTCCTCATGGGGTGGTATAATGGATATTAAATTCTCTCCGCAGCAGACACAGGCCATGAAGGCGATGCGTGAATGGTATAAGAGCGACCATAGGCGCCCGTTTATTATAAACGGTTTTGCAGGTACGGGAAAAACAACCATTGCAAAACACATAGGAGACACATTGGGCTTCGATCAGTCTAAGGTGATATACACGGCCTTTACAGGAAAGGCCGCTTCCCAATTACGGAAGAAAGGATGCGACGACGCGACGACGATTCATAAATTGCTTTATAAGCCGATAAACAAAGGCAGCAAAAAACTTGATGACCTTAAAGAGAATTTGGCGGTTTTAGAAAGAAGCGACCCAAAACATCGAAGTGAGGCTTCTTTGGCCATGCTCAGACTTATAAAGGAAGAGCAAAAATACTTGAAGGAGGCATCGTTTGAATCTGCTCCTGATGAAGATAGAATCAACAGATCAAAAATAATTGTCGTCGATGAGAGTTCTATGGTTACTGAGAAAATGGTTGCAGATATGGCATCGACAGGACTCCCTGTAATCTATTGTGGCGACCCGTTTCAATTGCCCCCGGTAAAGGGTCGATCACCTCTTGGCTTGATAAAGCCGGATATTCTTCTTTCGGAGGTTCATCGGCAGGCCCTTGACAGTCCCGTGCTTCGTTTCGCAACAAATTTGCGGGAAGGAAAATGGTTCGATTATGAGGCAAGAAAAGAGTTGAACGGCGATCAAGAACTTTCCATCGTTCCAAAAAGCATGGCCGGTTATGAATTGTATGATTCTCACGATCAGATAATATGTGCCTCGAATGCCACTCGTCTGGCCATGAACGCGAAAATCCAACGCAGAAAGATCATAGATAATATAGTAAAACCTATAGAATGTTTGTTGCCAGACAAACACATCTGCATCAACGACCGTATAATTTTCCTTGCCAATGATTATGAGAATGAGATTTTCAATGGCATTATGGGCACCGTGTCTGATGTTAAGCGCCCCGATCCTTCTGATGCTAGATTGGATTTTCCGCATCTATATTGGGAAATAACTGGAAGCACCGAGGATGTAAACTTTCAGGATTATCTGGTTTACAACGAATTTATCACGCACCCAAAAACTGCGGAACGACGCAGAACACAGATGGTCGATCTGGCTTACTCCATAACCGCCCATAAATCGCAGGGTAGTGAGTGGGATAGCGTGATAGTTCATTTTGAATCTTTGCGCGACAATAATATGGCCCGTTGGCTTTATAGTGCCGTAACAAGAGCCAGATTGCGTTGCACGATAGTTGTTCCAGAGGAATTAAGATGACAATCCAACACCCCTCCGCGCTCGGCACATCACAGCCCTCGTCATACCTCCTCGACGAACACGTTAAGGCCGAGATAAAGCGAACCCGCATCAAGATTGCCAACGAGACTCGTTTCGTCGCGCGACTGATGTCGAATAAAAAGCTGGTTTGTGATAGTCTGATGGTCGACTCGTGTTTGCAGTCGCCGGAAATGTGGGTGTCACAGAAAATGTACCACCTCTTTATGTTTTTGCTCTTCATGGAGAGCGATGGCGAGGGGCATGGCTTCTGGAAACGCATGATGGCGATGGGAAATGCGCTGAACGACGAGGCGGCGCAGGCTGCAAAATTGGAGGGGTTTAATGGAAATCTCGATTAAATCAAACATCGACGCCTTCATAAAAGACCTCGACGACATCGCGCGCACACAAATACCGTATGCCACGGCACTGGCGATCAACTCACTGGCGCGCCTCGTCGTTGTTGGCGAAAAAGAAGAAGTCTTGAAGGATTTTCCCACGGCGACACCGTTCACGCAGAATGGTTTCAGTTATATCCCCGCGACGAAAAACAATCAGTTCGCCACGGTCTTTGCAAAAGACATTCAGGAGACATATCTCGATCCATACACCGACGGCGGCCAGTCGATCCCGACGCCGGGCGGCGCGATGCGTGTGCCGAAGGGGATCGGGCTGAATAAATTCGGGAATATCCCGCGCGGGAAGATAGCGGCATTAAAAGGCTCTGGCGGCGTATTCGTCGGGTCGATAAAAACGAAATCCGGCGCGACTATTGGCGGCGTATTCCAGCGTCTAAAGGGAGCTAAGGGGGCGCAGCGGCTGAAAATTCTCGTCAGATTTACCGATCCGTGGTCGGTGAAACAGCATTTTGCGTTCGAGGAGCGCGCGCGCGATGTGGTAGAGAAAAACGTGCAGGACGCACTCGAACAGGCGTTAATGAAGGCATTGGGGAGTATGCGATGACCGAACTGGAAGAACTGACGATGAAACTTATCACTCAGGGAGATCGGATCAAAGACATGACCGCCCTGCTGACCGATTGCGTGGCGCGGATTGCGTTTGGCGAGTCGCCTGACCCACGCGCCGACGCGCTGGCAACCCTGCGCGGCTGCATGATGTTTCAGGACGGTGCCAAATGACGCTCTCTCTCGGGGAATTAGAGAAAATTTATGGGGTCGATCGCAAGATAATCAGGAAAACTATAGCGGAAAACATAGATTTCCCGCCCGGTAATTCTAACTATGACAAACTGAAATATGCGTTTCACCGGCATGAGATTGATCTATGGCTGCAAACGCACACATGGGCTTACGGAAAACAGGAGGCGGGCACCAAACACGGGTTTGGCGCCCAGGCCAAGCGCGACTTGGCGGCGGGAAACAGCGCCGGGCCGCGCTTGTTACCGCCGTCGATCCAGAAATACATCGACAAAGACAAAGACAAGAGCACTAAATCACAAGTCCAAACCGCGCTGCTGCAACTCGAACTCGACAAAAAACGCGGTCGGCTGGTGGATCGGGATGATGTGATTAACGAGTTGGCGCCGGTTGTCGTTGCGCTTGCGAAACAGTTGGAGATGTTGCCGAACCTGATTGGCAAGAAATTCGGATATACCGACGAGGCGATCCGGTTCCTGCGTGATTATCTCGATCAGGCGCGCGCGGGGTTCCTGCGTAGCGCGATGGCTGGCGTGTTGTCCGATGATTATGCGGCGAAGGACGACAGCGATGAGTAGGGAACTGACCGAGCGGATTATCGGGTACTATCCTGCGAAGGAACGGCTCTCGGTGTCGGAATTCTCAGAAAAACACCGGTGGCTGTTCAACGAGGGCGGCGGCCATGTCGGTAAATGGGACAATTCGATCGTTCCTTACATGGTCGAACCGATGGACGAACTGGATAATTTTGATATTCAGACGATCGTTTTTGCAGGCCCAGGCCAAAGCGGCAAAACCACTGTGGGTGAGAACTGGTTTATGCGATCCGTCCATTCTGTGCCCGGAAATATCCTCTGGTTCATGCAAACAGACGACAGCTTAGAGGCGTACGTTAAGTCCAGAATCAACCCTATGGTGAAAAACCACCCGTTTATGGTGGACGCGCAGGGCAAGAAATCCAAGGACGACAGCTTGCATTTCAAGAATTTCGGCGCGATGACGATTGAATTCCTGTCTGCCACATACTCGAATCTCATCAATAAATCCGCGCCACGCATCGTGGCCGACGAAATTGACGCCTATCCCGAGACATTGGGTAACGTAAAACCGCTGCTGGACATCCGGCGCCAAACATTCGGCAAAGAGTCCAAGCTGCTGATAACCTCGCATCCAGATCGCGCGCGCGGCCTAAACCCCGACAAGGACTGGACAGACGGCGTGATGGGGGTTTACGCCGATAGCGACCGCCGCATGTGGTACTGGAAATGCCCTCATTGCGCCGCATGGTCGTCGCCGTGCCCCGTGGCCGATCGATATATGTGCTTGTCATACCCGGAAGATGGAACGCTCGACGAGGTGCAGGAGCAAGCCTGCCTCGTTTGCCCTGTGAATGGCTGCGTCATCACGGACAAAGAGCGCCTGAAAATGACAAAAACGGGCATTTGGGTTGGCACGGGCCAGAAAATAGCGATCGACGGCACCGTAACGGGCGCCAGAGTGAAGCGCGATGTGGCCGGTTTCTGGGCGGTCGGCGCGATGTCCCCATTCGTCCTGGGCGGGATAGGCGCCCTCGCGCGCGCAAAAGCCAAGGCCGAACGGGAATTCGAGGTTTCCGGTGACGACAAGACCCTGCGCGAGGTGATGACCAAACAATTCGGGTTCCCGTACACCCCGCCGCGCCAAGTCGGCTCGGTGACGGCGAACGAACTGGCGGCGCGCTGCGAACACGAATCACCGCTGAAAATCGTTCCGCCCGGCGTCCGGTTTCTGACTGCGGGAGTCGACATCCAATCGGGGTATTTCGACGCGCTCGTGCGCGGCTGGGGGCAACACGGCGAGTCGTGGGTGATCGATAAGTTCCGCGTCAAGGGCGACCCGGCGACCTCGGCCGAGGATTGGGATGAGTTGATTAACCTGCTCCTGAAACGCGCGTATCCGATGGAAGGTGTTGGCGATAAAGCCATGCCAATCCGTGGCATAGGGTACGATTTGAGCGGCCAGCCTGGCGTGTCGCGGCAGGGTTACGACGCATGGAGCCGGTGGAAAGACGCCGGTTTGGTGCGGAATTACGGCATGGTGAACGACAAAGAGGCGTGGTCCGTGATCCCGACGAAGGGCATGTCGGCGCAGATGTCGAAGAAACTGACGGTCACATATCCAGACACGTCGGGGAATAAAAACCGCGCGGCGTCAAAAGGCGTCGTTCCTGTGGCGATGTTTAACCCGAATCTGTTCAAGGACGATCTAAACGGCCAGTTGCAGCGCGCCGACGACGGGCCGTGGTTCGTGCATTTCCCCGCCGAACTGCGCTCACAGAACCCGCCGCATCCGTGGTTCGAGCAGTTGGTTTCCGAATCACGCGACATCAAGGGCCGGTGGGAGAAAATTAACAAAGGTGCGCGCAACGAAGCACTCGATCTCATGGTTATGAATCACGTCATCGCGCACCTCCACGGACTCAGCGCGATAAAATGGGACAAGCCGCCGTCATGGGCAGCCGAATGGAGCGTTAACAGTTTCCTCGTTCCGATTGACCGAATCAGCGAAATAGTTCAGACTCAAACTCGCGCAGGAGTCCATGTCGAGGAGTCAGGCGTGAGAATTATTACGCAGGCGAAGTCCAATCGGGCGAGTCTGATAGATTTCATGCCATAGGGGAAAAGATGTTTGATCCGAATACGTCAGACCTAGCAGGCATCCCTACCGCTACTCTCAAGCAGTGGTTGCTAGATGCTCAAACGGCGATGCACGATCTCGCCTGTGGCGCAAAGGTCGTTCAAGTCCAATATGGGCAGAATCAAGGCAACCGTATGGTGACGTACAAAATGGCCGATATGGGCGCGCTCAGAGGCTATATAGCCGAGCTAAAACGACAATTGGGCATAGGACATGGGCGTTCTCCGATCACGCCATATTTTACATCAGGTCGCGGAGGCCGCCACGATGGGTGATATTCAGATTTTAGATTCCAACGGCAAACCGATGCTCCCTGCCGTGTCGAAGGCGTCCATGATCGCGGGCGGGACGGGGATGTCGGGATCGACGCCGCGCGATGCAAGCGATCGTTTCTCGCAGCGCATGGGCGACTGGCAGCCGTGGCTCTGGTCGAGCGATGCTGAGGTAAATACATTCCGCGACACGATCACGGCTCGTAATCGTGACCTCGTTCGCAATGATGGCTGGGCAAACGGGGCAATCAAGAGGCTGAGCGACAGCACGATTGGCTCCTCTTTCCGTCCAATATCAAAACCTGATTACCGCGCGTTGGAACACTACACAGGCAACAAGAAATTTGATGCTGTATGGGCTGCGGAATTTGGTCGCGCCCTAGACTCACATTACCGCGCATGGTCGGAGGATGCGAATAATTACTGTGACGCAGCGATGCGCCACACGATGTCGCAGATTTACGGCCTTGCGTTTCGACACAAGATAATCGATGGAGATGCACTGGCAACTATGCTGTGGATGCCAGAACGGCTCGGTCGCGGGCGCGCCAGATATTGCACGGCAGTACAGTTGGTTGATCCCGATCGTTTATCGAATCCACAAAATACATACGACACCCATACTTCTCGCGGCGGCGTTATTGTTAGTCATGAGGGTGCGGCTGTTGCTTATCAAATTCGGCGCGCCCATCAAGGCGACTGGTTTAATGCTGGCGACACAATGGTCTGGGACAGGATTCCACGCATGACTCCCGACGGCAGGGCACTCGTCGTGCATGATTTCGACTCTGATCGAGCGGGGCAGCATCGCGGCGGTTATGGCATCCTGACACCTGTTTTGCAGAAATTGAAGATGCTCTACACCTACGACAATGCAGAACTCGATCAGGCGATCATCAGCGCGATATTCGGCACGTTCATCAAGTCGCCATTCGACCCAGAACTGGTGCAATCCGCCCTTGGCAATGACAGCCTCGGCGGCTACCAGCAAATGCGCGGCGAGTTCCACAACAAGAAACAGATAGCCCTCGGCGGCGCGAGAATCCCGCACCTGTTCCCCGGCGAAGATTTGCAGAGTGTTAAATCAGAACACCCCACAAGCGGTTATGCCGAGTTCCAGAAATCAGTTCTGCGCGCCGTCGCGCAGGCCACCGGGCAGTCTGAAATGCAGGTTTCTGGTGATTTTGCATCGGCAACATACTCTTCAGTGCGCTCAGCCCTTGAGGAGAGCTACAAGTCGATGCTGAAAGGCCGCAATGATTTTGGCGTCGGTTTCGTGCGTCCGATATTCACATGCTTCGCGGAAGAAAGTTTTGAAGTTGATGATCTGCCGTTGCCGAGTGGTGCGCCTGATTTTATAGACATGCGCCAAGCATATTCGGCTTGCAAATTCATTGGGCCCGGTTTGGGTGCGATCGACAAAAGTAAGGAAATGCAGGGCGCGCAGATCGCAATGGAGTGCGGAATTTCCACACTTTCAGAAGAAGCAAACGCGCAGGGCCGCGAATGGGAAGAAGTTTTGGATCAGAGAAAAATCGAGATCGATGCATTCAAACAGCGCGGTATTCCAATTCCAAGTTGGGGCATGGAAATTGAAACGGATTCTGTTGTGGAGAAAGTCGGATGAACCACCTCCCTCATCTCGCACAGCAAATTTTCGATGTCCCGCTTATGCTCCACCCATCAAAGGCCGAGGTTATCATCTCTGCCCTTGGCGGTCGTTTCGGCGTGTCGCATGACGGGTTTAACTTGGAGCAACTGCCCTATGATTTCCAAGCGAAGGTTGGCGGCGCGCTGGAATCATCCCAAAAAGACAAAGGATATATTGTCGAACACTCGATTGGCATTATCCCCGTCATAGGAACCCTCGTCCATAAACTCGGCTCGATAAACCCGATGAGCGGAATGAGCGGATATAATTCGATCCGCGCTGCATTTACGGCGGCGATGAATGACCCAACCGTGAAGGCTGTTGTTTTTGATACGTCTTCGCCCGGCGGAGAATGCTCTGGTTGTTTTGATTTGGTTGACGATATTTACCGCGCGCGCGGGAAGAAGCCGATGATGGCTATTCTTAGCGAAGTCGCGTTTTCTGCGGCGTATGCGATAGCGTCGGCGGCAGATGTGATAACCGTTCCCGTTTCTGGCGGCGTTGGCAGCATAGGCATAATCGCAATGGCGACTGACTATTCTCAGAAACTTGAGAACGAGGGCGTCAAGATTCATCTCATCACTTACGGAAAAAACAAGGCCGACGGGAATCCTGCCGTGCCGATGACTGATTCTGCTCTGGGCAGGATGCAGGAAGAAGTGAATCGCTTGGGTGAAATTTTTTGCAGGACTGTCGCGCGGAATCGTGGGTTGTCGATAAAGGCTGTGCGCGCCATGAACGCCAGCACGTTCATGGGGCAAAAGGGCGTTGATGTCGGTCTGGCCGACAGCGTTTTGTCGCCGGAGAAGGCTTTCGAGACTTTAGTGAACTCGATTCGCTGACACACAATAGCTTGTGTTCAAAACACAGTTGACAACCATATATGGTATGCTTCAGTATGATAGAGAAATTTACTGATTCTCTCGAATCAACTTCTGGAGCCATAAATGTCAAAAACCTCGTATGCACATCTCCTATCGTCCGTTCAAGCAGCCGCAGCGAAGGAAGTTGACGGCGGAATCGACGCGAAACCTGTAAAGGGCGCCGACGAAAAGCCGGAACCGAAGGACGACGAGTTGGACGGCAAGAAGAGCAAAAAAGCCAAGTCCAAAAAGATGGAGTCCGAAAAGGACGAGGACGAAGAAGGCGAAGATGACGAGAAGCGCGAAGATAAAGAAGAAAAAGACGAACAGGACGACGAGGATCGTGAAGATAAAAAGAGCAAAAAGGCCAAAAAAGCCTCTGCCTCCTCCTACGACCTCGCCCCCCACATGGAAGCAGCCCGCCTCGAAGAGCGCGTCCGTTGCGCCCGTATTTTCCGCAGCGATGCGGCAGCCGGTCGTATTGAAACCGCTTGCCAGTTCGCATTCCACACGGATTTGTCGGCTGATGCGGCGATTGCGATCATGGAAACCATTCCGACCGCAGCCGCCGTTGCACCGCGCCGCGCAAGCATCGACGAACGCATGGCGAAAGTAGCCAGCGCGAACGTCGGCAGCGATGTGTTGCCTGTGGCGAAGGTCGAAGCTGAAGGCATTTCCGAAGAAGCATTCGCTAAACTGTCGTCCGAACAACAGGCTCTGATGATCGTGAATTCCATGCGTTCGCTGGAAGGCGAAGCTCCTCTCACCAAACTGAACTAAGGGGTAAAACAATATGGTTACCATCACTCCAAACGGCGACGTTCCTCAGCAACCGATGAATTTCGATAACTCGTATTTGCCCGATCAACTGATCGCTGGCGTATATCCGCGAGTTACCGCGAACGTGACCGTCACCTCTGGTGCAACGGTTAACACTGTCACCCCATTGCCACGCGGCACTGTTCTGGGTCAGTCCACAATCGGGGCCGCTACGTTCGCCCTGAAAGCTGGCGACACGGGCAACGCAACGTGCAGCGCCGTGACTGTCGCCGCAAATGCGAAGGTTGGCGTTTATATTGCGAAGTTCCTGACCGCGACCACGTTCAACGTATTCGATCCGCTCGGCAACGAAGTCGGCCAGGGTACGCTGAGTGCAGCGTTCGCCAATGAAATCGGCTTCACGATGACTGCCGGTGGCACCGCGATGGTTGCTGGCGACCAAGCCCTGTTCACGGTTGCTGCCGGTACCGGAAACTACATCCCGTCGGTTGCCACGGCGACTGATGGTTCGCAGGTTCCTTCGGCAATCTTGGCCGACCAATGTGACCCGAGCGCGGGTGCGGTAACGGCTGGTGTCTATCTGACCGGCGAGTTCAATCTGAACGCCATCACGTTCGACTCTGGTTACACGGTGGCTGCTCTTGCTCCGCTGCTGCGTCCTTTCAACATCTTCCTGAAGAGCGCCAACGTCGCGTCCGATCCGAACTAACCATAAGGGAATCAAAACATGGCATACAGTTTTCCATCGATTTTCGACACCAACGCCCTGATCGCTGTGGTGCCGAACTTGAAAGTCGCACAGACTTTCATCCTCGACACGTTCTTCCCTTTGCAAGAACTGTCGGAAACGGAATTTGTGTCGATCGATGTCGATGTCGGTAAACGCCGCCTCGCACCGTTCGTTTCGCCTATGGTCGAGGGCAAGCTGGTCGAACAACGTCGCATTCAGACGAACACGTTCAAGCCGCCCTATATTAAAGACAAGCGTGCGCCCGACCTGCGTAAGCCTGTACGCCGCATGATTGGCGAGCGTATCGGTGGCGACAAGAACCCAGTCGAACGCATGATGCAGAACCTCCAATTCGAGATGGCCGATCAGATTGATATGATCCAGCGCCGCATGGAATGGATGGCCTGCCAAGAACTGATTAACGGCACGATCACCATCAAGGGCGAAGGTTTCCCCGCCGTGACCATCGATTTCGGTCGCGCGGCGGCTCTGACCATCACCCTGACCTCGACGAACGTCTGGGATTACGGCGCCGGTTCGACCGCAACGCCCGCCGCGAATATTGACACTTGGCAGAACCTCGTGTTGAAGTATTCCGGCGCCACCGTCCAGGACATCATCTTCACGCCGACCCCCTTCCGTTACTTCATGAACGATCCTGAAGTCGCCAAGGCCGTCGTTTATGACACCTCGAAGTTTGGTTTCCCGAATAAGAACCAAGTCCAGATGGCGTCCGAAGCGAAGCACGGCGCGATCTTGAAGGGTGTCTGGGGCAACTACCGCCTGTGGGTTTACAACGATTGGTACGTCGATATGGGCACGGAAGGCGGCACTCTGGAAACAGAATACCGCATGATCCCCGACGGCACGATCTTGCTGACCTCGCCGCAGTTGATGGGTGTTCGCGCGTTTGCGACCATTCTCGACCCCGATTTCAGCTATGCGACGATGCAGTATGCTCCGAAAGTCTGGACGCAGCCTGATCCCGCACAGCGGTTCCTGCTCATGCAGAGCAGCCCGTTGCCGATCCCCGCTCGTGTGAATGCCTGCCTGTCGGCGGTTGTTTGCACCGGCGTCGATGTCTAACGATTAACTAGCCGAGGAGAATACCGATATGGGTAAGCCAGTTGAAGTTACTGTCGCGCGCGGTCATTCCATTCATGTGAATGGGTTAAATGGCAAGCCTGACACGATTAAGTTGCCGGGCGAAAAAGTCACGGTGGATGAGTCGGAAATTGAACGTCTGGTTAAACAGAAGTTCATCGTTGACCCACACGCCAAGAAACTGTCTGCGGCTGATATTGAAGCTGCGTCCGTTGCTGATTATGTGCCTGGCGGAGATGTCCAAGTCACAGAACAGACCGACCAGCAAATCCGGCGCGGGAGTCGTTAATTCACGGGGGCGAGGATGACGTTAAGTTTCGATTTAACCGTCCTCGCCGCCTGCGACGCTGCTTTTGGGGAAGTCAATCAGGGCTACCCGATCCCCGTCTATACGCCCCAGAACGGTACACCGTTTAATCTGAGCGGCATATTCGACCCCGTATCAGCCGAGATAAAAATCAAAGACGGAATGGAAGTCGTGGTGCATGTGCCAGTTTTTGGATGCCGTTGCAGCGATTTTCCGAACCCGCCTACGAACTGGACGCTGTTGCAGGGGGACCAGATTGTTGTCAGGGGCCGCACATACCTCGTCCGGAGTGCCTTGGATGACGGACACGGATCATTATTGCTTCACCTCTCGGCGACATTACTCGAATGACCCAAACCAACCGCGCCCAGCTTCGTGACCTATCCATCGCGGCGCTCTTAAACGGCGGAACGCTGGCTGGCAGCAACGTGTTCCTTTATGCGTGGCCGACGAACGAAAAGACAAGCCCGGCGATTTTGGTAAATTGGAGCAGAGAATCGAAAATCTCCGGCGCGAAAACCGTCGCCAATTTTAATACCACTTTCGTATTAAGGCTGGATGTGCGCGTGGTCGATGTAACAATGTCCGCCGCGAACGCGAAACTGGATACCCTCGTCGGGCAAATCCAGCAGGTGATTCTCACAGACCCCACGATCACGCCGTTGTTGCAGGAGTTTCCTGCGGTCGATTGTGTGAACATTACCGATGCCGACTCTGAATTTTTTATCGCCAGCGCGATCCTCGAAATTCACATGTCTTACTTCGAGGTCTATCAGCCGCAAGCCCTGCCGCTCTCGACGATCACGGTCAGCGTGGACTTGCAGAACATATTCGACCCGAGCGGGACTTATACTGATCCGCTGTTCCCGAACGATGCGACGACGGCGCCACGCACGACAGGGCCTGATGGGCGTCTCGAAGGCTACGTTGAGTCAGACAATCTAAACACGAACAACACCTGATGTAGTGTTTGACGTGTCCATTTCTACCATATATAGTGGTCACAGAAATTTCTGATTCGTGGAGCCTCCATGTTCATCCGAGCCACACGCGGCCTGAAAATACGGGATCATTTGACGAAATTGCTGATTCCCGATGAGGGCTGCAACGTCGTCGATTCTCCGTTCTGGCAGCGCCGGTTACGGGACGGTGACGCGGAGATTGTTCTGCCGCCCGACGCGAGTTTCAAGCCTGCCGCGAAAGCCGCGCCCGTTTCCCTGTCCAAGGAGAATGAATAGTGTCCATTCCTTTTTCCAACATTCCGAGCAATCTCCGTCTCCCCCTGTTCTACGCCGAGGTCAATAATTCCAAGGCGAACACTGGGCAGGTCACATCGCGCGCGCTGATTATCGGCCAGATGCTCTCGACCGGCGCTGCTGTGGCCAACACTCCGATCATTTCCGCAGGCCCGCTTGATGCGATCACGCAGGGCGGCGCTGGTTCGATGCTGGCCGACATGGTTGCGGCGTATCGCGCGGCTGATCCGTTTGGCGAATTGTGGCTGCTGCCCGTTGCCGATAATGGTGCCGGTTCTGTTGCGACAGGAACCCTGACTGTCACGGCTGTCCCTACCGCGAACGGCACCTTGAACCTGTATATCGGCGGTGTCCTCGTTCAAACTGCGATCACGACCGCACTCTCGACTGTGACCCTGGTTGCTGCCGCGATCGTTGCGGCCTGTGCCGCGACCCCAAATCTGCCTGTAACCGCCGCGAACTCGGCAGGTGTTATCACCTTCACGTCTAACCACAAGGGCCTGACCGCGAACGACATCGACATTCAGGTTAATTATCGTGGTACATCTGGCGGCGAGTTCACCCCGGCAGGTCTGACATTCACGATCGTTGCGATGTCTGGCGGCACAGCGAACCCTGTTCTGACGACTGCCCTTGGGAACCTCACCAAGCGTTTCGATTTCATAATCTCGCCATATACCGATTCAACTTCATTGGCCGCGATCACGGCGTATCTGAACGATGTGACCGGGACATGGAGTTGGGATCAGCAGATTTATGGCCACGCATGGTGTGCGCTGCGCGGCACGTTCGGATCTTTGGTGACTGCTGGCAACGCGATGAACGACCAGCATACATCGATCCTTGGTTTCTACCAAAGCCCGACGACAGAATGGAAAATCGCCGCTGATTTCGCCGCGACTGCCGCTGTGTCTTTACGCACTGACCCCGCGACCCCGCTGCATACTTTGGCGCTTAGCACGATGTTGCCGCCTAAGTCGATGTATCGTTTCCCTCCGACCGAGCGAAATACGTTGCTGTTTGACGGCATATCGACGTTCACTGTCAACGATGCCGGCACGGTTATGTTGGAGGGTACGATCACGACGTACCAGACGAATAAATTTGGTCAGGCCGATAACTCGTATCTGCAAATCAACACGATGTATAACCTCGCATCGATCCTGACGCAGTTGAATATCGCCGTGTCATCGAACTTCGCGCGATTCAAACTGGCGGCTGACGGCACGAAGTTTGCCGATGGCTCGAATATCGTCACGCCGAGCACGATTAAGGCGTTCCTGATCGCGCAGTATCAGGAGATGGAATACAACGGCCAGGTTCAAGACAGCGCGGCGTTTATCGCTGGCCTGATTGTCCAGCAGAACTCCACGAACCCGAACCGGGTTGACGTTCTCTGGGATGGCATACTGATCGATCAACTTGATATTTTCGCGCTGTTGGCGCAGTTCCGCTTGAAATAAGGGGTTAGAACATGGCCGAAGATACAACGAATAGACTTGCTGGCATCGCCTCGATCCAAGTCGGCGGCGTGACGTATTTGCTGCAAGGCGAGTTGTCGTACTCGCCCTCGACGGTTACACGCGAAACCTTGGCCGGCCAGGATCAGGTTCACGGGTTCAAGGAGATGCCGGTGGCGTCGTTTATCTCCGGCAGCTTGCGGGATACGAATAATCTGACAGTTGCCGATTTCAACCAGATGACGAACGTGACGATCTCGCTGTCGCTGGCGAACGGCAAACAAGTCGTCGGGCGTAATATGTGGTGTACGGGCGTTCAAGAAGTGAAAACCCAAGAGGCCACGTTTGAAGTCAAGTTTGAAGGCACTTCTGTTACTGAGGTTCTGTAATGTCTGATGGTATGCCCGAAGATAGTGTGACGCTGGTTTTGAAAAAGCCACTCGTGATTGGTGAAAAGACGATCACGGAGTTGGTGATTAAGGAGCCAAACGCAGGTCAGATGGCAATGGCCGAGCAGACCGCAAAGGGCGGTGGCACAGAGCAGGGTATCGTTCTGCTCGGGCTGGCCTGTGGCTTGCACCCGACCGTCGTGAAGCAGATTTCTGGCAGCGATTATGTGAAGGCGCAAAAGGTGCTGGGAAGTTTTTTCGAGGATGGCCAGGAAACTGGCGCGACCTCGTAGCTGAGATAGCCTACACGTTTCATTTCGGGCTAGAGGAGTCGTGGGGACTGACGGGAACGCAGATAATATGGTGGGCTAAACAGGCCGAAAGAATACAAAAGGCCGTCCGAGGGGAATAAGATGGCCGACAAAAAACTCCAATTTACCATCGGCGCGGATAACAGTCCGGCCATCAAAGCACTCAGCGAATTATCTGTTGCCATGAATAAGCTGAACTCTGGGTTCAAGCAGGCAAATGCCGCGCAGCGCGCCGCTGCCAAAGATAAGACCAAAGGTTCCGGCACTCTATTCGATGAAAAAGAATTAAATTCCATTGGAGATCGCCTGAAAAATGTGCAGGGGATTATCAAGACGCTCACTGTTTCTCAGGATCAATGGGATAGACATGCCGGATTTAAGGATTTGAAATCCGGCTTCGATGGCGTTTCTGACTCGGCTGGTTTCCTGTTCAAGACTGTAAGCGCGTTGCTGGCGCCAATCCTGACATTGACTGGCGCTGGGGTCATAACCGGCGTCACAAAGCTGGCGAATGCGTTCGGTGAGCGGTCAACCGGCGTTCTGAAATCTCAGTTTGAAACCGGCTATTCACCAAAGAGCATCTATAAATTGCAGAACCAATGGCAGGCCGCCGGTATCGCGCCAGACGCGACGGCAGCGACATTGACGAGTTTCACTCAGGCCGTTCGCGGAATGGCGCTGAACGCCAGCAACGGCTTACTGGGGACAGTCCAGAACCAACTCGGCGTCAAAGATATTTATCAGAGATATAATAATCCGGCAAAGAGAGAGGCTCTCTTGCAGGAAATGATGAAGGCTACGGAGCGTGTTTACAAGGCCGACCCCTCTGCTGCCGTTCCACTAATGGGAGAACTTGGCCTGACTGGATCAGAGCCTTGGATGATGCTGTCTGATAAGCAGAAAAAGGACGCCGAGGCCGCAGCGAATAAGGCATTCCTCCCGAATGACAAACAATTAAGTCAGGGCAGGGAAGAAGATTTAAGCAAGCACAGGATGGGTTTGTCGTGGGATTCGCTGACATCAAAGATTGGCGCGCATCTGACTCCTCTATTTTCGAGGATTTATAATTTCTCCGCTGATACTTTTAGCGGGGACAAACTTCTGGATCAGCATGGCATTAACGCAATGAAGGGGAAACAATCCTTCGGAGATATGTTTGGGGATTGGTTGCGCCCTATTGACAATCTATTGGGGGTAAATAACCCGTCTGTGGCTGGTGTTAGTTCTGGAATTTCCCTATCAGGAAACGCCCCGAGAGAACAGACAATCACCCTCGATGTAAATATCAACGGCGCTCCTCCCGGCACCACGGTAACGGCACCCCCTAACCAGCCCGTGAAGGTAAGGTCAAAAATCAACCATGTGGGGTTTGACCAATGAGCGTTCTTGACCAAATTTTTGCGCTGTCGAACCCACTTGCAACGCTGACGAACTATTTTACGCAGTTGCAGCCTGCATCGTTTAACGGCGTCCCGTTCGTCACGCGGTCGAACTCGACGGTGGTGGGGCGCCGCGTTGCCGAACATATTTACCCATTCCGCGATCAGCCTTGGATTGAGGATGTGGGTCGTAAGGCGCGTCGATATAATATCGTTGGGTTCTTAATTGGCGACGATGTTATATCCCAGCGTAACGCTATGCAGGACGCTCTGGAATATCCCGGCCCCGGCGTTTTAGTTCACCCCACCTATGGGCGCCTCACCGTCACAGCCCTCGATCAATGCACGTTTGAAGAGGATATGACGCATGGCCGCGTTATCGAGATGCGGCTGGTGTTCGAGGAGTCTGGCCTACAGATATTCCCCGCAACGGTCGTGGCGACAGGAAATGCCGTTGCTACTGCTGCGGCAAACGCAAACGCTGCTGCAAGCGATGATTTTGTGTCTCAGGTTACGGATGCGGTCAAGTCCGGCGCACAGGCGGCCGGGCAGGCACTCACGACGGCATCTGTGTGGATTGGCGACGTTCAGACACTAGGCAACGATGCGGCGAACATTACACATCTTGCCTCTGGGCTTGTGGGTGGATTCGGGCGTTTCTTCGGGGGATCGACGGGTTCTGGTTCTGGCAGCATCACCGGCTCTTATGTTTCGCCAAGTCAAATTTCATCTCAGGTGGCTAATCTGGTCAATGCCGCATCGGCTGATCGAGCCAACATAACCTCTGGAATAACGTCGCTGACGACAGTATTGGGGGGATTATGAGCCAACCTTCAGATGTGGCGACCTCAATCCAAGCTCTCGCGGCGACGTTGCTTGCCACGATTGCCGACCCTGCCGATGCTGTGCGGATATTCACTGATCTCTGCGCGTTCCCATATACGCCTGTTGCCGACGCGAATAGCGCCGTCGTGCAGGCGGGTATCGCTGACTTATGCCGTCGAACGGCGTGTGTTGCTCTGGCGCAGGCAACGGCGTTGTATCAGCCAACCTCGCAGAACGACGCACAAACCGTCCTGTTGGCCGTTAGCACAATCCTTGATGACGAAATAACGATCGCAGGCGATCAAGGGCAAGACGAGACATTTTTCGCGCTCACATCGCTGAAAAACGCCGTATCACAGGACTTGACAACGCGCGGCGCTGCGCTGCCTCCATTGCAGACATTTACGACGAACGTGCCTATGCCTGCGCTCGTTCTGGCGTACCAGTATTATGATGACATCACGCGCACCGATCAGTTGATCGCATCGGCGTCTCCTGCACACCCCGCGTTTATGCCCCTTGTTTTTCAGGCTTTGAGTTCATGACCGGCGACATCTCAATCATCGTAGGAGATCAGACCATATCTGGATGGACGCGCGTTCGTGTGACTCGCGGGATCGAGCGTATGCCGAGTGATTTCGAGATCGAGATGACGGAATTTTATTCTGGCGATAATTCAACGGTCGTCATTTCTCCCGGTGCGCCATGCCAAGTATTTCTCATGGGGAAACCTGTTCTGAAGGGCTATGTTGATGAATATGACGTAACCATAAAGGGTGACACTCATAGGATTTCTATTTATGGCAGGAGCATGAGTGAGGACTTGGTGGACTGTTCCGCTGAATGGCCGAACGCGCAGATTTTGAGTTCGACGATTATAAATATCGTTAAGGGGTTGGCGACGACTCCTTATGGGATTCCCGTGACCCAGACCGTGATTCCAGATACGACGAAAAACCACATTCCTCAGCTCACATTCATTTATGGCGAAACTGCTGCGGAGATAATCTCGCGGATTTGTCGGTACGCCAAACTGTTGTTTTATGATATGCCCGACGGGAGTATTGTTCTAACGACAGCATCATCGAAAAAAGCTGCTTGCGGATTCACTGAGGGAGTGAATGTGCAGGAGGCTACGGCGACATTTACGATGAACAGGTTCCAGCAATATATTTGCGAGTTCAATTCCGTTGTGCAGTATTCCGATCTCACACAACAAAACTCCGGCCAGAACAACAGCGTAAACCAGATCGGTACGCCGCAGGTTGACTCAACCGTCCTCCGTAACAGGAAAAAATATATCATCCTCGAAAGCGGAGATTTCGCACCGTTTCCTGTTACAACTTCGCGCGCGTTGTGGGAGAAAAATCGCCGTTTTGGTAAAGCATGGGAAGTCAGGATCACCACTGATAGCTGGGTGGATTCTGCTGGAAATCTCTGGGAGCCGAACACGCTTGTCGATCTGGCGTTACCGACGCTGAAAATACCAAAGGCGACATGGCTGATAAGTGAGGTCACGTTTGCTAGGGATAATGAGAAGGGCACGACCGCGACACTCCTGATAAACCCGCCCGAAGCGTTCATACCTGAGCCGATCGTCCTCATCCCGTCGCGTTATCCAGACGTGCCGGGCAATAATGGATCGTCTGCCACAAGTCAGGGAACGACCATCAGTGGAGTCCAAACAGTTAATTATCCGGCGTATTCTGATCCCACAAACCTTGTCGCGGCACCCGGCGTATTGAACGTCCCGACAAGCGGGGTCACTCCCGTCAACGCATCAGGGTTAACGCCGCCATGATGCAAATTATCCAAAACCTGATCCATAGAGTACAGCACGTTATAGGCGTAGGCCGCACCTCGACCGCCGTCACCGACTCCGGCGTGATTCGCACAGTTCAGGCACTTCTGGGCGCGAACCAAGTCAAGGACAATATACCCGTGATGCAGCATTACGGTTTCGCATCAAATCCCCCCGCAAACTCCGATGTCGCTGTTCTGTCGATAAACGGCGATCGATCTGTCGCGCAGATTATCGGGTCGAATCACCAATCCTACGGCATCCGAAACATGGGTAATGGCTCAGTCGCCCTCTACGACATGTTCGGCAACACGGTGGTTTTGTCGTCCACGGGGATTTCTCTGACAGACTTAACGGGAAATTCTGTTAATATGACGGCGGCGGGAATCAAGGTTCACGGAAAAACCTGCTACGAATGGGATGTCAACGGGTACGGCCAAAAAATTACTTGGACTGGCGGCTCGAACTGGACGATCGATAACTATACGACAGGTGCGACTGTGACGACAAACACTCATGCAATTTCACCGCCGGGGCCGCCATGAGTGACATTCTCACAACTTGGGACGCGGCGAACGGTCGGGGCGACTGGACTCTCTCTGCTGGCGCGCTGACGTCCGGCGACGACCTCTACACGGCGGTTCTGATCTCCCTGTTCACCGATCGGCGCGCGCAACCGTCTGACATCATCCCCGATGGCACGACGAACCCGCGCGGCTGGTGGGGCGACATGACAGTTGAGGGGAATCTCGACGAATGGGGTTCACGTCTCTGGCTGCTCGACCGAAGCATCGCCCCGACGCAGGCCGTCTTGAATGCGGCGATCGGATATTGTCAGGAGGCGCTGGCATGGCTGGTGACTGACGGCGTTGCAGCGAAGGTTGACGTGCAGGCGAACTGGAATGCTAACAATTTTCTGGCGGTTTTGGTGTCGATATATCAAACTAACGGGACGAAGCCTGTGAATATGACGTATAATCTGCTGTGGAACGAAATAGGAGTCTGATATGCCATTTTCACGCCCCACCCTCACCGCGTTACGCCAACAGGCTTATGGCGATGTAACGACAAATCTCGCGGGTGCCGATGGTTTCTTGCGCCGATCGAACCTTAACGTCATCGCGTCGATACAGGCCGGGTTGGCAAACCTGCATTACGGGTATGAGGACTGGATCGCCATGCAGGCGGTTCCGTTCACGGCGACCGACGAGTATTTGCAGGGCTGGGCGGCGCTTAAAGGCGTGTTCCAAGGCCAAGCGACTGCCGCCAGCGGTTCCGCGACGTTCACGGGCACCAACACGACCGACTGCCCGATCGGCACCGTCCTGACCCGATCAGACGGCGCGCTGTTCACCTCGACCGCCGATGCCGTTGTTTCCGGTGGTTCGGTGGTCGTCCCCGCGACGGCGCAGATCGCAGGCGCGGCGGGGAACACCCTGCTCGGCGCGACGATGACGTTCTCCGTGGCGATTCCCGGTATTAACGCGACCGGCACCGTTTCGACGGCGTTCACGGGCGGCGCGGATATTCAGACCATTCCGTCATTCCGTACCGAAATGCTGCAACGGTACGCGCAGCCCCCGCAAGGCGGCGCGGTTGCAGATTACATCGGATGGGCATTGGCGGTTCCGGGCGTGACGCGGGCGTGGTGTTTGCCGAATGGTTCCGGCATCGGAACGGTTAATGTTTACACGATGTTTGATAATACCGAGTCGACGTATGGGGGGTTCCCGCAGGGCACGAACGGCGGCGCGACACTGGAAACACGGACGGCGGCTGCGACCGGCGATCAGTTATTGGTGGCGAACGCGATATTCTTGAAGCGGCCTGTGACGGCGCTGGTTATTTCGTGCGCGCCGGTGCAGTCGCTTGTGCCGTTTACTATCACAAACCTGAGCCCGAACACGACGGCGATGAAAGCCTCGGTCTCGGCGGCGCTGACTGCCACGTTCCTGTCGCTCGGTACTGTCGGCGGCGTGTTGCTCCCGAACGGCCAGACAGGTGGCACGATACCATTCGCCGCGTTTGAGGCTGCGATCGATGCGATACCGGGGATTCAGGATTATATTATTACCGTTCCGTCGGCTGATGTTGTGGCGACGACGGGCAGGTTGAGTCAGCTTGGAGTCATTTCATGGGCGTGACAACAATGATCTATGTTCTTATCGATCCCAGAACTTCTAGGGGTAGGTATGTTGGTAAAACGATACGACCGATGGCCAATCGTTTGTATATCCATGTGCGTGACGCTAAGCGCGGAGATATGTCTTATCGTGGTAAATGGATTAGGAGCCTTCTTTCTTCCGGCATGAAGCCGAAGATGTACCTCTTGGAGACGGCAGGAGATAATTGGGCAGAAAGAGAAAGGTTTTGGATCAAGTTGTTGCGATCAAAGAATGGCTCTCAGGTTGTGAACGCAACAGAAGGTGGCGAGGGAACTCCTGGAAATACACTTTCCCCCGAACACCGTGCGAAAATATCTGCTGCACAGAAAGGCAAGAAGCGCCGCCCCCTTACTGAAGAACATAGGAGAAAAATATCTCTGGGAAATATGGGGAAGCCAAGTCCAAAGTCACCAGAACAAAGAGAGAAAATTCGTCAGTCTTTGTTGGGGAGAAAGAACCAACCACATTCTGCTGAAACAAAGGAAAAAATAGCTGCTGCTCATCGCGGAAAACCACAGAAACCGATGACTCCTGAGCAAAAAGCAGGTTGGGTCATTTCTAGGCAGCACCTGCGCGGGGAAGGGCACCCAATGGCAAAACTTACCAGACTTCAGGCTGACGCCATTCGCCTTGATAAAAGAAAGAAACGAATCATCGCAGCCGAATACGGTATTTGTGAGGGAACGGTCAAGTCTATCCGAAGCGGGAAAATCTGGAAATGACCCAAGCCCTAGCCCCCCTATTCTCCACCGCTGATTTCACCGCAGCATACCTCTCGCTGATGCCAACGGGTAAGGTCTGGCCGCGTGATGTGGACTCGGTTATCGCGCAAACGATCGCCTGTCTCGCGCCGACGTATGAACGGCAAACTCAATCATTGCAGGATTTATTGGCCGATGCGTTCCCGTCAAACCCTGTGCAGTTGCTCCCCGAATGGGAGGCGACGCTCGGCTTGCCGAATCCGTTCGCGGGTGTCCAGACGATTCCGCAACGGCAGGCGCAGGTTTTACAGAAATTCGCCAACGACGGCGGCCAGTCGGTGCCATATTTCCTGTCGGTTATCGAATCCTTGGGGTTTACGGGCGCGACGATCACGGAATATACGCCGTTTTGCGCGAACGTAGGGGTGGCAAACGGGATTTTATACGGACAAGCGTGGGCGTTCGGCTGGACGGTGACGATTCCGAATCTCAGCGTCCAGTATTTTGAGACGAATTTCTCGGCTGCAAATGACGCGCTGTTCACGCTGATTGGCACGTCGGAACTCGAATATGTGATTCACCAGTACGCTCCCGCGCACAGCTATCCAATGTTTGCGACTTAACCGCGAATCAGATACAGATTAACAGAGAGGGTATCATGCACAGAATTGACAACGTAACCGCCGCCGCATCATTGCCAACACCAGCATCGGCTGGCACCGCTGGGTATTTCTCCAACGCGACGCCCGGATCAGGAACGCCGACGATCGTTGATAACGATTGGTGCAACGATATTCAGGAAGAACTGATTTCGATTTTGACGGCGGCATCGGTTGCGCCGAGTAAGACGACGCATAATCAGGTTTTGACGGCGTTGCAGGGATTGTTTTCGGCACCGGCTCAGGGTGGATTTAAGAATTTGAAAGGCGTTTGGGTATCGAATACAACGGCGACATGGACGGCTGATGCTGTTATGTTGGGGAACGGTTCTGGTCTGCCGTTTCTGTTGACGGCATACAGTAAAACGCTGAATACGGCTCTATCCGGCGCGGGTGGACTCGATACAGGAACGCTCGCAGCATCAACATGGTACAATGTTTTTGCAATTTACGGGACGTCTGGAACGTCCATCCTGATGTCATTGTCTGCTACTGCACCGACGATGCCAAGTGGGTACACTTATTTTGCGAGGATTGGGACTGTTTATACATCTGCGTCCACGAAATATCTTTATGGATTCGTGCAGGCTGGCCGGAATACTCAATATACCGGGACGCCAGTTGTCCTAATAAGCCAAGCACCTGCAGCAACAAATACTGTTTCAGTTAGTTCTGCTGTCCCGCCGACGGCGGCCATGATAAATGTTACGGTCTATAATGATCCATCTTCCGGAACATCTAATCTTACTGTCGGTTCAAACAGCTCAAACAATCTGGTTGAAGTTAGCGGTGGTTCACCAGCCTTAAATATACCGTGTTCTATTCTGTTGGAGTCAACCAACATATACGCAACTTATTCAACTAGCGGGGCAAGTACAAACAATGTTTCCTGCGTCGGCTACATCGACAACTTCTAAGAGGACAAAATGTACGCATACTCAAATAATGGAACTTCTTTTCGCATGGTTGATTCGTCCTACGTCGCACAATCCGGCGAGGTCTTATTCCCCGCAATCGCCACACCAACAGAACTGACCGCCGCGTTCTCAGGCTATGCCGCTGCCGTTGCCGCAGCAGGTGTTCCCGCCGCCGCCGCCGCCGCCCTCTCCGCAGGCTTAACCGTAACCTCGACCGGCACACCAGCACTCAACGGCACCTACGCCTGCGATTCCAACACGACCGCCAACATCAACGCCGAGATCACCTCGATCATGCTGAACGCGACGTTCGCCGACGGCACGACATCACTCGCATGGCCGGACACTTCCCTAGCGCTGCACACGTTCAACATCACGCAGTTCAAGGCGTTTTCGACCGATCTGGCCGCGTTTGTATCCGGCGTGCGGAAATATGCGATGGGGATTAATTCGAGTTTGCCGAGTAGTTCTGTAACGATTGCGTGAGGATAAAATGCGGATAAGCATCTGGCGCTATCTCCTGAATATCCTTATCCTGATTGACATATCCGCAAATGTTTTCATCGGCGGTGTCATGGCGATGCTGATAAAAACGAATGTTCCCGCATTGTCTAACCCTCATTACACCTGCTCTGAGGCGTGGGCAGAGATGCGAGATTTACACCTTAAAGGCGAACCAATCTGGATGTATAGGCAGGGCTGTTTCGTCTGCAAGATTCTGACCGCCATTCAGAACCACATCATCCGCATCAAAGGCGACCATTGCACCGAGTCAATGGACGGAGTTCCACCAGACATCACAGCGGGATAAACATGGACGACTTCCAATCCGACCAAGACTCCAAGCGCGACCCTCTCATCCTTCTCGGCACCCTTCGCGCCGATGTCGGATACCTGAAGCAAACGACCGAGAAAACACAGTCCACCGTCGAGAAGATCGCAGCCGACATCAGCGAGATGAAAATCAGCAACGCATCGGAAGCAGGCGGTCGTAAGGCGATGGCGAGTATGAGTCATACGGCCACGATCCTGTTGTCGATATTGACCGGAGTTATAACTGCATGGGGCACCGTTAAGGCTATGGCTGCATCCCTATCACATTAAACCGCGTATCGGGCGGCGGTTCTCAGCCCGAACATGACGAGGAGATATGATATGAGTTTTCTTACAGACATCGGGGCGTTCTTTATGGGCATCCCAGCAGAGACTTTGGCGTTCTTGAAGGGCACGGCGACGGCTTTGGCTGGCAATCCGCAAGTCCAGGCAATCGCCACGCAGGAAGTCGCTGCGGCTGAAACTGCGGTTATTGCTGGTGTCGAATCAGGCAGTGTGGCTACCGGCGCTCAGAAGTTCGCCGTTGCTCAGGCTGGCGTTGTCTCGCAGCTTACCGCTGCTGGACTGCCGATTGCGTTTAACCAGATCAATCTGGCAATCGAAGGCGCCGTGGCTAATCTCCCGGTCGTTGCCGCCGTTGCAGCCAAGGTTGAGGCACCATTGGAAGCCAACCTGACCGCCAAGGCCGAAGAAGCCGCAGCGACGGTTGATCCTGCCGCTGGTGTTGCGTCATCCTCGACAGAAACGAACTAATATCATGCCCCCCTTTGTCGCCGCCCTCCTGCTCAAATACGGTGTTCCTCTAGCGATTTACATCCTAGAGAATACCGGATTCACAAACTGGGCTGAGAAGGTGGCGATAAAGGCCGGGTATGCGATTTATACCGACGCGAAGGGAATCAAGGTTTATTCGGCTCCTGAAGATTACCCGCACCCGCCCGCGCCGCCTGCATCAACGAATAATCTGAGTGAATAAAAATGTTCCTTGAAATTATGAAGGCGCTCGTCGAGATGTTCCACACCGATCCACCGACGCCGTTACCGATTCCCGCGCCTCAATCACCGTATGTCAACCGCGCGAAAAACCGCGCCGCATTTCTCACGATGATCGGCTGGTCAGAAGGCACCATTCAAATCCCCGACTCCGACAACGGATACCGCGCACTCTGCGGAGGAGGTACGTTTGAAAGCTACGCCAAGCATCCGAATAGTCCAGTATGGATTCAACGTATCGGGCGTTACTCGGACGGTAGTGGCCGCTATCAGATATTATCCCGTGAGTGGACGCCTTATATCGAGCAGCTTGGCCTATTGGACTTCTCGCCGCCATATCAAGACAAGTGGGCGATGAACTCACTCCGCGAAGTCAACGCGCTCGACGACATCGATGCTGGCCGGTTCGAGTCGGCTGTGGCAAAAGCCGGACATAGGTGGGCGTCGCTCCCGGGTTCTCCATACGGTCAGACAATCCGCACGATGGCCGAGGTCAAGGACGCATATTCTAATGCTGGCGGTCAGTTCGCCGCTTGAGATCGCGCAGGTTGTCTCCTCACCTTGCTGCGGTATCCCCGTCAGTCTTTGGGTTGGGCTGACGGGGTTTCTTTTGATTCGACGACTGCTGCTGGCTGCTCAGTAACCACCAGCGGCTTGACCGTGTAAGGTTTCTTGTTCCCCTTCGTCGCCGTCAGGATCACCTTCAACTCTTTATCAATATGAGACAGGTGGCTTATGCGAACCCCGCCGACTTCCAGCGCGCCGTACCTAACCGTCGGATCGCCGTATAGAGTCATGCTGCGCCCGACATAATTCGATGCCTTGTCGCCCCATGCCGCGATCAGAACTCGGCGCATTGACTTGCATGGCCGGAACACCTTGCCGTTGCTGTTCTCGAATTTCAATGCGACGGGCTGTTCACCGGCAGTAAAATCGACTCCGGTTATTTTGATCGTGATGGACTTGCCGCTAATAAAATGATCGTACGAAACTTGGTCAGTTTTCGGCGCAACGCTGTGATTCATATCACTCATCTTGTATCTCCCCTGTGTCTATGACTCTCTCGGTTGGTATAAACGCATTAGGCATCAGCGCAATGCGCTCCTCATAATTTTTGATAACCTCTTTGATGCGCTTCTCGAACTTATATGCGGCTTGGAAAATCGCTTCCTGTATTTTCTGGTCTGGATAAACCCTGATCGTCGTCATCGGCCAACCGCCGGAGTATGAAACAAAATCGCACCACTTACGCTCCGAAACCATCAGGCCAGTTTGAACCTGAATTATGTGCGCGTCAGGGACTCGGTATGTGGCGATGGTGTCGATCTGGAATTTCTGGCGGCGCGACTTGCACTCGACACACCCATCGCCGCCAATGAGTCCGTCCGGCGAGTAACCTATCGTCAGACCGAATTTGTCGTTGGTGATGAACCCGACATCGGTGATTTCCGTTTTATAGACCTCTTGGTATTTTGCCTTGGCTCTTATTTCGTCGGCATTGCCACGGGTCATGTCGTCGGTGACATAATAATCTTCGACGAAGCCAGAGACACGTTGGGCGGCTAGTTCTAGGACGTGGGCTTTTTCCTTATCCGTGGCGTTTAGTTTTAGCGTATGGGAGATTAGGAGTTTCATTTCTGAGGCGGTTATCAGTCCGCGCCTGCACTCCCTCCACGCGTCAGAGCCTTGTTCTAGGTCGTTGTGGTATTTTACGGTCATACAATGCCCTTCTCGATGGCAATCCATTCAGGAATCGTCCAAGTCCCATCCCCATTATCTTCCGTCATGCTTTTGGGAAGCCAATAATCTTTATCGCCGTCTGTCACAAGAAATGCGTTCTCGGTTTCGTGTTTCAGTTCGGCGGCGAAATCGAATAGTTTTGCGTCTGGCATATCTACTCCTAGTATTTAATGGACGTATGTGGAATCTTCCCCGACACAATGGCGATGACGATGGCTTTGACCGCATCGCCACCAGCAGGAACGGCATCGCATACAGCCTGTATCGATGCCAGCACCTCGCCGTTTATCTTCGCGCAATGCTTCTTGTTCGCCTCTCTCGCCGCCGCAGCATCGTCATCGGCAGCCTTGGCATACGCTGCGCGTTTACGTTCTGCCTCGACAGCAGCCTCCTGATCGACCCGCGCCTGCTCAATGGCGGCGATTCGTGCTGCCTCGGCTCGTGCAGCCGCAGCCAGAGCGTCGGCCTCGGCCTTCTTGGCGCGTTCCTCAGCAGCAGCAGCCTCGTCACGGGCTTTCTGTTCGGCAGCTTTCTGGGCTGCCAGTTCACTCGCCGCCTTGTCGGCAGCCGCCTTCGCCGCCAGTTCCGCCGCAGCCTCGGCATCCTTACGCGCCTTCTCAGCGGCATCGGCGGCGATCTGTGCCTCACGTTCGGCCAGCTTACGGGCGGCATCCTCGGCGTCACGGGCAGCCTGCGCGATACGAAGTTTGGCGAGTTCGGCTGCGTCACGCTCCCGACTCTGTGCTGACAACAACATCGCGTTTAGTGTCGTATTGACTTCTTTCTTTAGATTCTCAGCACGGAAACAAAACTCCTCCATTTTCAAATGGTCAAACATTCCCAATTGAGCCATACGATCAAGAACCTCGTCAGAAGATGGCGGCGATTGATAAAATGTTGTGAGAGCAGATACCTCCAACAACTTAGCCTCGTGATCGGCAACGCGCTTTTTCTCGGCGTCCTCAAAATCATCGACCGGCTTCCTGATCTCATCCCTTAGCGCGTCCAGGAACTCGGCGGATTTTTTCCGATCCTTGTTAATCGCAGCGATCTTAATCCGCGCTTCTTCCGTCAGCGATACAGCGAGATCGTCAAGCTTCGTCTTGCAACGACTGGCCTTGTACGCGCGGGATTTTATCTCCGTGCGGCCTTTTTCCGTTGAGATGTCAGGCAAATCAGCGCGCAACTCTTTGGCGAGTTGTTCGAGTACGGTGTCGAGGCCGCCGGAATATACCGTTACGGGATCGAGTTGGTCGATTACTATCAGTTCAGTCATGTGATTCTCCCCTGCCACCATTCCTACCCCTCCCGCCGAGTCGCGTCAAGACAAATTTGCTGATTGACAAAAAGAACCCGCTTATGAGATACTGATTCCCAATGTAACCAGAGGAGCTACCATGACACACGAACAGACCCCAGAAGAAACCCTGCGCCATGACGCGATCACGCTAACCAAGCAGGTCGCCAATCTGGACGCGGAGATCGCCAAGCTGCAAGAGTCACGTCAGGCCGTGATGAAGGAACTGCGGGCGAAGAAGGCCAAGCTGTTAACCCTCGATCTCAACAAGGCGGCAGCGTAATGTTGGTCGGGGCAGTAAAGCTGAGACAGTATCTTGATAAGCACAAGATAAAATCAGCGATATTCGCAAGAGAACTAGGGAAGTTCCCGAGTACGATTCACCGCGTTCTGTCAGGCGATAACTGTCCCGACCTGCTGACCTCGACCCTTATAGAGGAATACACCAAGGGAGCCGTCACGCGCGATGATTGGTTGGTGACGGCTCCGGCGGCGCGGAAAAAATGATAACCCTCTACCCCGATCAGGTCGAGTTGGTTGACAACACTCGAAACGCCCTACGCACGAACAAATCCGTTCTCATGCAAGCGGCGACAGGTGCGGGGAAAACCGTCGTCATCGCCTATATGTTTGAGGCCGCAGCTATAAAAAAACGCCGGTCGATGATGGTAGTCCCGCGTCAGGAACTTTTGTCGCAAACGTCCAACACCTTCACAGAGTTCGGACTCAAACATTCCTTTGTGTCGGCGGGGCATAAATATGATCCAGCCGCGCCGTCGTTTATCGCCACGTCTGGAACGCTGGTTAATCGCCTTGATGATGCGCCGGATGTGGATTTCCTCGCAATAGATGAAACGCACTACGGCAGCACGGCGCTCGACAAAATAATTCAGCACTACAAGTCCAAAGGCACCTATATCATCGGCGCATCGGCCACACCTTGCAAAACTTCCGGCAAGGGACTCGGCTGTTGGTACGACTCAATGGTGCAGGGGAAACCCGTCGCATGGCTCATTAAGAACAAACGCCTGTCCGACTACCTCATATTCGGCGTTGATAGCCCCGACCTGTCCGGCATCAAAACCACGGCTGGCGATTATAACCGTGGGCAGCTTGCCGAGCGGATGGAGAACGATAGAATCCTCGTCGGCAACGTGGCGGCGCATTACAAACAACACGCGCTCGGCAAATTGAACATCACGTTCGCCACGAGCCGAGATCACGCCAGAATGCTGAACCAGTCATTTCTCGGTATTGGAATACCGTCGGCTTACGTTGACGGAAATACACCGCACGACGAACGCAGGAAGATATTTCTTTCATTGGCGCGTCGTGAGATATTGAATGTTTGTAATTGTGAGTTGCTTACTTTTGGTTTCGATGTCGCCAGCGCAGCCGGGATGGACGTAACGATCGAGAGCATATCCGTCGCGCGCCCCACGCAATCGGACGCATTGTGGAGGCAGATTTGTGGGCGGGCGATGAGATATAAGGATTATCCCGCATTTATTTTTGACCATTCAGGGAATCATAAGCGCTTGGGTTTTCCCGACGACGACCACGCATGGACACTTGCCGACCAGAAACGTCGCACCGCCAAACAACAGTCCGAGGCCGAACTCAAAATCCGCCAATGCCCGAAATGCTACCTGTCACACCGCCCGGCGCCAGTCTGCGCGTACTGCGGCCATGTGTATCCAGTCAAGCCGCGTGAGATCGAAACCGTTGACGGCGAACTCACTCAGTTAAAACGCGGCGGTTTTTCAGGCGAGGGCATCAGCGTTCCGATGGATGTTGTCGAGGAGAGAAATTGTCGGACGCGCGAGGATTGGGAGCGGTTGGCGGTTAAGCGTGGGTATAAAAGCCCGACGGTCTGGGCCGAGATCAGGTTGGCGGCGAGGGAGAAGCGGAAGCCTAATTATGGGATCGCTATGAGCAGGAGGAAGTTGTTTGCATGAAACTAGTTATTATTGAATCGCCTTACGCGGGAGACATAGAGGCAAATACTTCCTATGCGAGGCGATGCGTGAGAGACAGCCTTATGCGCGGCGAGAGTCCGATTGCCAGCCATTTATTATATACGCAGCCGGGCATCCTTGACGAAAATATACCAGAGGAGCGCGCGCACGGCATCGCGGCTGGTTTGGCGTGGCTGGACGTGGCCTGCAAAATGGTTGTTTATACGGATCGGGGAACGTCAAGGGGAGTCGACGCAGCTATAGCCAAGGCGAAGGAAAGATGCGTTATAATTGAATACCGCACGATCGGGGTAACGGAATGAGAACGGAAATAATCGGCGGCGCGACTCTGATCTGCGGCGACAGTATGGAAATCCTGCCGACGATTGGCACGGTCGATATGATATGCTGTGACCCCCCATATAAACTAGAATCCGGCGGCAATACAACCGGAGAGATGGGCGGCTGTTTCGCGCGCGGGACATACGACAATTCTGGGTCGATCGTCGATTGCGATATTGACTGGCCGGATTTCATGCCGTTATTGTCGGCGGCTCTCCCGGCGGGACATGCTTACATCATGGCAAATAACCGCAATGTCCAGCCCATGCTCAACGCAGCTGAGGTGGCGGGATTCAAATTTCATAACCTGCTCGTGTGGGATAAGGTGACGGCAACACCGAACCGCTGGTTCATGAAAAATTTAGAATTTACGGGGTTTTTCTTCAAGGGTAAGGCAAAATATATCAACGATTGCGGCTCAAAACAACTCATTCGATGCCCCCAGGTCGATGACGATTCAGGTCATCCCACGCAGAAACCCGTCGCCCTATTCCAATCCTACATCGAAAACAGCACTCAGACCGGCGAACTCGTATGTGATCCGTTCGCTGGCGTGTTCTCATCCGGCGTCGCGGCGATCAAGGCCGGTCGTCGGTACATCGGCATCGAAAAATCAGAGAAATGGTTCGAGGCCGGACTGCGCCGCATCGAATCCGCCGCCAAACAGATTGAACTGTTCTGATTCGCCCCCTATCCTCGCCGGATGTCCGAATCCAACGTCCTCCGCCGGATAATGCTGAGATGTTCCGAGTTGGGCGTCACCGTCTGGCGTAACAATTGCGGCATCCTCCCAGACCGACGCGGCATCCCCGTCAAATTTGGCGTGGCAAACCCGGGTGGTGCCGATCTGATAGGCTTCCAAAAGGTTAAAATAACCGAATCTCACCTCGGAATGACGCTGGCCGTCTTTACCGCGATTGAATGTAAGGATGTCGGCGGCAAGCTATCGGCGCACCAACTAAATTTCCTAAACCATGTCAAGGCATCCGGCGGCATCGCTGGCGTAGCGTTCTCCCCCGACGAGGCTGCGGCGCTATTGCAAAACACCACCCGTTGATATATCCTGCGACTCGCAACTATATGTGGTATTCATGCTCCAAGTTTCAGTCACAGGCTCGGCAGGGGCACAGCAGTTAAATGCCGCATTCGTGCAGGGTGACGACGTTTCTTTGGCGTTGACGATGGCGATTAACTCGACTCCGGTGAATTTAACCGGATGTTCGATTAAAATGACGATTGCCACACCAACGCCGTTGCTGCTCTCAACTGGAAACGGCGGCATTACGGTGACTGATGCACCCGCCGGACAGTTCTCTATCAATATCAGCAGCACAACCACAGCAGGCATGTCAATCGGCACATATCCATACGATGTTTGGATCGAATACCAGACATCTCCACCTGTCGAAAACCAATACATAACGGGTGCAATCACAATAACAAAACCCATCACGGTGGTTCCATGAGTTTTTCAGGCATCGGAAATTCAGTCACATTTGTTGTTGCATCAGGCGGCCCGCAGGGGGCGTCTGGGTTGCCATTCTCTGGCGTAGTGCCGCTGACAGCATCGGCGGGGTTATCTCTTACCCAGAGCGGAACTATGTTTACCAACACAGGTGCGATAGCGGAAGTTGATCTCACACTGCCTGCCGCGCCCTCGACGTTTTATCCAGTGGCAATCTCTGCTTTGGTTGTCGCCGCTGAAACACTGTCTCTTGTCGCGCCACCCGGAGTAACAATCACGAACGGCGCCGACTCATCCTCGTCCGGCGGCTCTATTTCATCGAACACTGTTGGAAATTTTGTTACAGTCACGTTAATATCGGCAACACAATGGATTGTAACGTCGATCGTCGGCGTTTGGGAGTTGAATTAAATGAAAAAAGAACTTCTCGTTATTGCCATATCTTTCGCCGCGATAATTTCCGCAGCATTTGCAGGCACCCCAACATCATCCGGTGTCCAGCAAGTCGGTAGCGTCACCCCGGGGCATTACGCAACATGGACGGCCAAAGATCAGGTTGGTGATGGCGGCGCGCCGTTCGTGCAGATTTATCCGGGCGCAGGCGTGGCAGTATCGACAGGCAGCGCGTGGGGAACTTCGTTGCAGACCGGGACGTCGGGAGCCGTCCTCGGCTTGCTCAATGGTAACCTGACCTTTGGTGGCAACGATACATTTTCAAACACGATCACAGGCAGCATCAGCGGAAACGCGGCCACAGTGACGACGAACGCAAATCTAACTGGCGGCGTGACATCGGTCGGGAATGCGGCGACGGTCATAACAAATGCCAATTTGACCGGCAATGTGACGAGTGTCGGGAATGCAACTGCCATCGCGTCCGGTGTCGTCACGAATGCCATGCTCGCGGGCAGCATTGCCGCGTCGAAACTTGTCGGCACCGACATTGCGACGGTCGGCACGATCACGGCGGGAACATGGAACGGAACGGCAATCAATCTTTCAAGTTATGCCAGCGGCACCCTACAAGCCGCGCAGGAGCCAGCGCACACGGGGGACGCTACCAACACGGCGGGCAGTCTTACGTTGAACGTAACGGAGCTTCACGCCAACACGTTAACGAACGGCGATTGGTGCTTGACGAACGGCACGATCATCAATTGCACCGTGACGCCGATCACGAATAATAATCAACTCAGCAATGGAGCGGCGTATCTCACGGCTTCAACTGGCGTCACGACATTTAACGGCGGGACGACTGGCCTTACTCCAAATTCGGCTACGTCCGGCGCGATAACGCTTGCGGGTACGCTCGTTGGGGCAAACGGCGGCACTGGTCAAACATCGGTTGCGAACGCCTTCACATCATTTTACGAAACCGTGGCGACGACGCTCGGCGACATGGTGTACGGCGCAGCATCCGGCGCACCTACGCGGCTTGCAGGAAACACGACGACAACCCCGAAATTCTTGTCCAGCACAGGAAGCGGCAGCGCGGCAACCGCTCCAACATGGACAGGTTCGTCGGGTAGCGGCTCGGTATGTCTGACTACATCATGCTCGATGACGACGCCGCTACTTGGTACGCCGAACTCTGGCGTGGCGACAAATTTGACCGGATTGCCCCTGACCACTGGCGTCACCGGCACACTCCCCTTGGCGAACGGGGGGACGGGGGCGACGAGTGGATCGGGAGCTATAAACAACATCACCACAAATTACGCGTTGTCACTCCCACACCTCAAAGCGGCTGTAAATAGCGTGCTTGCTAACCCTACGGGAACTGGTAACACGAATATTTGCTGGATTGGCGACAGCACGACAACCGGACAAGGATCAACGTCTCCAATTTACTATAACAGTATGCCCGGACAAGTTATGCAGGCATTTAGAAATGCAGGCGTTATGGCAGATGTCAATAATTTCATAGGCGACGGACCGGGAACAAAACATAGCGGCTTTACAAATGTTCTGACGGTCGGTTCTGGGTGGTCTGAAACGCTATCTCCGCAAGCCACAATAGGCGGAGCCATGTTTACAGCAACATCTACTACAGCAAGCTTGGCGTACACGGCTCCTACCCCCGTGGATACGTTTATTGTGTATTACAGAATTGATAGCGGCCTCGGTTCATTTAATTATAATCTAAACGGCGGTTCGAACACTTCGCAGGCCACAGCAGGAACGTCAGGTATAGGGTCTGTTACAATCACGGGTTCTCTTGGTGCCAACACCGTAAATCTTAATTGGGTTTCAGGTAGCGTGTTCATCATAGGTTTTTCAACATATGATAGTACTAAAAGTTCCGTGCACATGGTTAATCTTGGGTGGTCGGGTTCTAAATCTGGTGATTGGTCAGCCACTAACGGAACGGCTGGATGGGACGCAGTTTCTATTATAAAAAATAACTCTCTTGGGTGCAGCGCGTTTGTGTTTGATCTCGGGATAAATGATTGGCTAAACGGAATTACTCCGTCTGCGTACACGACAAATATGCAAACCCTGATTACGGCTGCGGAAAATTCTGCAAATGCAGATGTTATTATCCTTACTCCTGCACCGTCAGCCATAGGGTCGGCATCACAAGCCGTACAGGCAGCTATTATTTCTGCTATGTATTCTCTCGCGGCAGCAAACAACAATTCAGCCAATGTGTCCGGGTTGCCTATTGTAGATGAGTGGGCTCGGCTTGTGTCCTATAGTCAAATGGTTACTTTAGGTGAAAGTGCGGGCGATAATGTTCACCCCAATATGGTGGGATACGAGGACTTTGCGGCAGCGATCACGCCAGTGCTTTTGCCCTATATAGGGCAATACAGTACAACGAAGACGGGGTATCAAAATACTCAATACGGATATAATATCGCAGGACAACCCGCTGTATTATTCTCACCCTATGACACCACTTTCGGCGCAAGTGTTGCAGCAGGCTCGTCGGCACTATCTGGGATGAGTGCAAAAGCAGCCTATAACGCTACGGCCTTCGGGTACAATGCTTTGTCTGCCACTATGACATCAGCGGCGATAACGGATACTGCATTTGGTAATGCCGCATGTAAGAATGTTACCTCTGGCGCGGAAGATACATGTGTCGGGCAAGGAGCCGGGGCGGCGATTAGTTCTGGCAGTACAAATACTTTTTTCGGTGCTAATTCTGGGACTTTTAATGGGGCACAGTTAACTGGCAGTGGCAATACCGCGTTAGGAAGAACCGCTTTAAGCGGCATAACTGGTGCAGCCGCGAGTAATACTTGTGTCGGGCGGGGCTCATGCTCAACAGCATCTTGGTCGGGATCTTCTAACACTGTTATCGGCACAGGGGTGGCGAGTACAACGCTAAACACAGGCTCCAACAATATCCTAATCGGCACAAGCGCAACGACGACGACGAATGCCGCAGGGGACACAGGTTCAATCGCAATCGGTGGTGTGGGTCTTGGCAGCAACACCACGGAAATAGGGTTGAGTGGGACGACGACCGCAACGACACTTTATGGGGCTTTGAACTTGCCGGGTCTGGCATCGTCAAGCGCAGCCACGACGGGCACTCTTTGTTGGACGACCTCAACGGGGCTTGTAAATGTTGACACGACGCTAGCCTGTCTCTCGTCCACGTTGAAAGTAAAAATGAACATCGAGAACCTTGACGATGGATTGTCCGAAGTTCTAGCAATGCGTCCGGTGTCATATGACTTGAAGCCTGAATTTAACCCTGAACATCTTGGTAGACAGGTTGGCCTTATCGCGGAAGAAGTTGGCGATATTGACCCGCGCTTAATCGGATTGCATCCCGACGGTTCTGTTGCGGGTGTGCGGTATATGCAGCTTACGGCGGTTTTGGTGAAGGCTTTGCAAGACGAGCAAACAGAAATACAGGGTTTAGAAGATGAACAAAATGCCGTGCCAATTCACGACACGTTTTTGAGCAGGATAAAGTGGCTTTTCACGGGGCGTAGATGACCGACACGCAACCACAGGGCTATGGGAAGATTGGGGCTTCGATAGCCTCAGCTTGGACGGCAACGCCTACAACCTACGTTTGCCAAGGGAATGAAAACGGCGGCTCCACGAACTTCGGTATCGGCAGTTCCGTGGCGACAACAACGGGCTTCAACATCACGTCGGCGGTTAGTGTTGTGGCCGCGACGTTTACGGTTAATTATTCGTGCGTCCCGTCAACGGCAGGGTAAGACCGCCATGTGGTGTGCATGGCGTCCCCCGTTAGGTTTCGAGGCCGATTGCACTCGCGTAGAGTTCTAATAATTCGGACTCCTCGCGCCGCTTCTCAACCTCTTGTTTACGCAGATTCACGATCTGGCGCAGGATTTTAACGTCGAATCCTACCGACTTGCTTTCCGCGTACACCTCGGTCAAATCAGACGTAACGGCGTCCCTATCTTCATTCAGTTTTTCAATCCTTTTGATAAACGACATCAGCCGTTCACCAGATACGCCCCCGACCTCAGCCATTTGCGGCCTCCGGTGCTGGCGCCTCGTCGGCCTTCTCGGTCGCCTGATTAACCATCAGACCGCGCCGCAACGCCTCCGCGTATATCAGAGACAATTCGTTCGCCACAGCCAGGCACAGGCGCGGGTTATTACAGGTCGCCGTCGTGAGCAACTGCATCGCGGCCTGCGTGATCTGCCCGAGAGTCTGCCCTGCCATGTTCGCCATAGCCTGCGCGCGCACCTGCTCGTTTATCAGCGCAGGATCGGGGGTGTCTTGTAGGGTCGCTTGGGTTTGTTCATCGGTCATCGGTATGTCTCCTTCATTCGTCGCAGCTTTGATCGCCGTGCGACTGGGGCGAGGGGTGTCAGAAGTTAGGGAAAAAATGCCTGATTATATCCTGCAGCATGAGTGCAGAGAATGCCGTCAACGCGCATCCAATATAGTGTTGTCTCTTGGTGTACATGACAAATTCTGGGGTTAAGCAGATTTTCTCTCTGGGAATCTTGCTCTGACAGCCTCTGGTGCGCCGTCAAGAATTTCCCTTCCTCCATTTGAAACGAGTTCATACAGCGGATACCAGTCATCATAATATGGGTCGTTCTCATGGTTCAGTTTGGACTCAAATTCTCGGCAGTCTTTGTGATAGGCGCTTGTTGAAAAATCTCCATCACACATGCCTACCCAGCGCGTATAGATTTCGCCCTTTACGATAGCTTGTAAACAGCCAAAACATTGGTGCTGTTTTCGGGCCTTATGATCGGATTCACTAAAGCATGTCATCGCAATTTTTGGGTCTAGATGTTAAACAAATTTCTACCGCGAGAAGGGCGGAGGTTCCCCACCGCGTCCGGCTTTCAGACAAGTATAATCCCGCTGGCCTAGCGGTTTCCTCTCATCCTGTTTTACCCCTGCTCTGCGATCACGATCCTCTTTGCAGGTTCTCTCGGTAGAAATTGGGGTTAGAGGTGAAGTTCTTTTTTATTGTCTTGACACCCAATCAAATACCAAGTATTTAATACCCTGTCAAGCGCAATCTTGCGTATCAAACCCACAAGGTCAAGAATGACTGATAAAGCCGTAATTTCCTCATATACCTATCGGACGCTCGATAGTCAGGATGAGTATTTTCGGGTTAATTTTCCCGACGCATCCATTTTTGTTTTGCCCGACGATCTAGATCAATTGTTTCGTCCGACAACCCGCAAGTGTCGTGATGCTTTGCATGTAGTAAGTCTTGGGGTTATCGCGGAAGATGAAAAACATTTCCGAGATTTTCTTGCTCTGGCTAGAAAGAGCAAGGCGAAGCTTGTAAGCCAAGAGGACGG